GTTTCGTTTAACGGTTCTGCAGATATTACTGTAACAGCAGCAGCAGGTACATTAACTGGGGCTACTTTAGCAGCAGGTGTAACAGCATCTAGCTTAACTTCTGTTGGTACTTTAGGCAGCTTAACTGTTACAAATACAATATCAGCTAAGGACATTACATTAACTGGTAACTTAAACGTTGCAGGTAACGTAACAACAACTAGTGCAAACAGTCTTACTGTTACTGATCCTATGATTTATTTGGGTGAAGGTAACACTGGTGACATTGTTGACCTTGGTTTAATTGCATCGTATACAAGCGGTACAGAAAAACATGCTGGTGTGATTCGTGACGCAACTGACGGTACATTCAAGTTCTTTGACAGCGTTGCAGCAGAGCCAACTACAACAGTTGACTTTACTAGTGCAGTATATAGCCCTGTTAAAATGGGTGCATTGGCTGCTACTACTGGTACATTCTCGGGTGCAGTTTCTGCTTCTAGTTTCTCTGGACCAATCACTGGCGCAGTGACTGGCAACGCAAGTACAGCAACTACTTTACAAACAGCACGTAACATCAATGGTGTTTCGTTTAACGGTTCTGCAGATATTACTGTAACAGCAGCAGCAGGTACATTAACTGGGGCTACTTTAGCGGCAGGTGTAACAGCTTCTAGCTTAACTTCTGTTGGTACAATTACATCCGGTACATGGTCCGGCGCATTCGGTGCTGTATCTGGCGCTAACTTAACAAGCTTAACTGGTGCTAACGTTACTGGTACAGTTGCTTCTGCAACTAGTGCGACCACAGCGACAACAGCCAATGCGTTAAACACTGGCAACAGCTATACAGTTGCTGGTATCACAACACCAAGCGTTACTAAGTCTGGTACAACAGGTGTAGGTGATATTGGTCAAGTTGCAAACGTATTCGGTACAGTATATGCTACTAACTTTAACGGTTTAGCGACAACAGCAAAATACGCTGACTTGGCAGAAAACTATCAAGCAGATGCAACATACGCAGCTGGTACAGTTGTTATGTTTGGTGGTATGGAAGAAGTTACATTAGCTGATGCTGACACTAAGAAGGTTGCGGGCGTTGTATCTACTAACCCAGCTCACTTGATGAACGGTGGCTTGGCGGGTGCTCGTGTTGCTGCTATTGCGTTACAAGGTCGTGTACCATGTAAGGTAGTAGGCCCAGTTACTAAGGGTGACTTGATGGTATCTGCTGGCTTTGGTTATGCTAAGGCTGACAACAATGCGGCTGCTGGCACAATCATTGGTAAGGCTTTACAAGCGTACGGCGCTGGTAAGGGCATGATCGAAGTTGTAGTAGGTCGCGTATAATAGTTAGGGGCTAAATGCCCCTACTATGTGCACTCATAAGAAAAGGACTTTTAAAGTCCTTTTCTTTTGGATTCTATTTGTAAACCAGCTACTTAGTGACGTACTTCGTAAACCACTTCAAAATCTGCGCATTCCATGAACATTTGTGGATCTAAATTGCGGTTTTTTGCAATCATTGCCTCGAAATTAGCAAAATCTGACGCATAGTTAGGTTCAGCCTGTAATGCTGCACGAACTAATTCTACGCAGCTTAACGCACGATCATTCGTCAAATCAAACAATGTATCGTACGGCTTGCCCAACTCAGTGCGAGCTTTATCCATTACAGCAGTCCAATGCTCAATAGACATAGATTTAGGCTTGAGTAACGCAACAGAACCAGTCTGAGAATCAAACGCCTCGGCCCAGTCTGAATAGTGCACACCCTTGCCAGTTGCTTCCATAAACTTGTAGTCAGAATCTGTCTTAACTTCGTTCTCTACGTTGAGGAAAGCGTGGCCATAGTAGCCCCATTTCCCTGTCAATACTAAATGCGCAAACGCGATAGCATATGTAGAAAGGTGCCCACTGTGCCTGGACAAAATAATGTAGTAGTTATCTTTAAGCTTTTGGCGTATCTCATCAACTTCATGATGGCGTAAAGTCTCGTACACTGGAACAGTCCAGTTGATCTTACCTATTATGGTAGATATAAAGTTTTCGATTTTTGCGAACATAGTATTAAATCAATGGGTTAATTTCTAATGCAGTAGCAGGAGTATTCAAAATAATATTTGCCCGCCCAGTGCCAATGATTCCGTATGTTTCGAGAGCCTGTACACCAGCTATGGTGTCAGCGCGGTTAATGTCCACGAACGTTGCCACAGATAAGTCAGAATTCATGACACGTAAAGAAGCAGCCAACATGCGGGCCTGTGTTGAGGCTGATGGGTTATCTAACGACGCCATCTCTATCGCTATCTTTTCTGCCTGAGTAAATCTATTTCGAAAAGCGAGCACAGTAAGTTTTGTGGTGTCGGCCGCCGGGTTAGCAGCAATCCAATTATCCAATTCTTGTTGAGTAGGCATTGCAGCACCACTGTCCCAAACGATGTCAGTATAAACTGATCCGTCCCCAGATGCGTGACACTGCACAGCCGGAAAGCCATGCCCGATCGCTTGAATGTATGTATATGCCATATTATAAAACCTCTAAAATAGTGTAGTCCGACGTTGCAGCAGTACTGAACACTGCGATTATCGATTGATTTAAGTACCAAGTACCCGAAGTGCTTATACCTACACGTAGCATGTACGTGACTGCTGATGCAGTTGCTGGTGAGTCAAATGCGTGAATTGCAATTGCTTCCGGATGTCCTGACGATATAACATTAGTGACGGTTGCGTTTATGCATGTGCCGTTACGGAACAGTGCGATTGTCATATTTCTGTTGCTTGTCGCAGCGTCGACAACGAATGACTGATCAATTATGAATCTAGATGCCGTACTCGCTGGTGTAAAAGTTGTAGTCCAAATTTGCGTGCCTTCGGTGCTTAACGGGATAGTATTGTCAAACGGTATTGTACCTGTGGCTGTCATAGCTGCGGTGTACCCTGCGGCTACCAACTTCACTACTCTGCTCATTGAGGTATAGTTAGCCTGCAAGTAAGATAACGGCACTGCCGATGACGATGTTAAACTAGTATTAACAAGTCCCGTGATGGCTTGCGTAGTAATGTTGCCAGTTACGTTTAACGCAGTTAAGTTGCCAACAGTAGTCAAGCTTGATGCAGTTACATTACTGTTTAGAAATGTGCCGCTTAACGTGCTTGCATTGGCAGTAATAGTAATATCAGCAGTGCCATCAAACGGCACACTGTTAATATTTCGGGCAGTGGTTAGTTTGTCTGCATGATCTGTACCGCCAACTAACGAACCAATGATTGGTTGATTAAATTTGGCTACACCGTTTGCAAAGAATGTTGCAGTGTCTACGCTGCTTGTATTGTTTACGAAGTGAATATTATTCGCACCGTAAGTACCAATAGTTAAATCAGACGTAGCAGATGCTACATATACTGCACTTGTTAAGTTAAACGAACTAGCACCAGAGTGTGTGCTGGAATTAATGCCAAGTTCGCCATAATAGCTGGTATCAGTGGCAATATCGTTACTTACTACGAAGCTAGAACTTGCGTTAACATTGGCACTCTTGTTTTGTAAAATTAACTGGTTGTATCCCGCGATGTTACTCACAAACGTTCCTAGCAAGCCAACAGCACTATAAGTAGCAGCACTGCCGACTGTTAAATTGTTCAATGTACCGACAGATGTTAACGAGGAAGTAATAACCCCGGAATTTAATGTGGTACCCGTTAGTGTATTTGCAGCCGCAGTAATCGTAATATTTGTGGAGCCGTCAAATAATGAATCATTGATATAACGACCAGTGGCTAACTTAGTTGCAGTACCTGCATTGCCGCCAATGTTCAGCGTAGTTGCAGTGCCCGTTATCGAAGTACCTACACCAGAGAACGTTCCTGCTGTGGCCGTGCCAGTAACATTTAAGTTACCCAACGTGCCCACGCTAGTTAAACTAGAATCAGTTACTGTTGAGTTTAACGCAGATCCGCTTAGTGTGGCTGCATTTGCCGTAACAGTAATACTAGCAGTGCCATCAAATGCCACACCGTTAATATATCGCGGAACAGCCAGTGCGTTTGCTACTGTAGCTGTGCCGGCAGTTAAACTGGCAGCCGTGCCAGTTAATCCAGTGCCTGCACCACTAAACGATGTAGCATACAATGTCTTGTTAAATCCCCAGCTATCAGTGCTACTAGCGTATAAAAGAGTAGCGTTTGCGCCTGCTACGGTCAATCCTGCACCGTCAGCAGACGCAGAATTAGTTGCACCGTTTGCCACTGTGATGTTCTTATCAACTACATTTAACATAGCGGAGTTAACTACAGTGGACGAGCCGTTAATGGTTAAGTTTCCATTAATGATTACATTATTCAGTGTGCTTAGATTAGCTACTGTCAAATTGCCCAACGTGCCCACGCTAGTTAAGCTAGAGTAAAGTACATTGGATGCAATGGTATTACCGGACAAGGTACTTGCAGCCGCCGCAGCAGTAATTGTGATATTGGCGGTGCCGTCAAAAGCCACGCCGTTGATAGTACGTGCAGTTGCCAATTTGGTAGCAGTACTTGCATTGCCAGTTACTGTGGCTGTGATTGTGCTCGCAGTAATGTTACCTGCGCTAAAGTTAGCAGCGATTACGTTGCCAGTTACTAAGTTGTTTGCTCCGTCGTCGGTTGTTAATACTACTTTGAAAGTATCGTTTGTCTCGTCCCATATCAAAGCAGCATTTTCTAACGTGCCACGATTAAATATGAAGCCGATGTCGCCCGTGTTAACACCAGTTTGCGCAGCATTAATGGGGACGAGTGGATCGTCAAACCCTGTGACAGTGGTGTTGATTTGTTGTTGTCTGACCCGTGTTAATGCCATGATTTCCCTACTGTAATGCAGTATTTAGCAGAAATCGTTAAATACATTATTAAGGTAGCAAAATGTATATACACTACTGTTACCTATGGGCAAATCTGATAAATAACTAATATAAAGGCTGAAGAATTATGCGCGATATTAAAAAACTATACCGTTCCACATACACAGGTGAAGATGTAACTTCCGAATTAACTTATGTTGATGGTTACTGGAGAGCGGTGAGAGAGCACATCCCTAACGTGATCACTAACAACCAAATCAGCAACAAGGCTGTAATTATTGGTAACGGTTGGTCTCGTAAAAATTTCGACTTGCAATTGTTGAAAAACCATAAAGGTGGCCTTCTTGCTGCTGGTGCAGTTCAAACTTACGGTTGCAACGCTTTGTACCGTGACTTTGCTCCACACTTCTTAGTAGCTAACGGCCCTGAATTTGTTAAAGAAATTGCAAGTTCTCATTACCCTAACCAGTATATCACATACGCAAGCGCGGCAGCTATTCAAGACAATCCTAGTAAGTTCTATTTGATTCCCCAAGACCCTGCCTGGAACGCTGGCACTATTGCTACCTACTTGGCTTGCTTCGATGGGCACAAACAAGTTTTCTTACTTGGCTTTGACGGTGTGGATACTGCTACTTCTGGTTACTGCTTGTATCAAGGTACAAACGCATACACAGATCCATCGCACGGTTACAACGAAGAGTTCATGACTCAAGCTATGTGCAAGATTTTTTCAACATATAACGACGTTGACTTTGTGCGTGTATCTCCTACAGATACATTCCGCTTACCGGAAGCGTGGAAGTTTATGCCTAACGTTCGTCAAGCTACATTCCACGAAATGGCTATTGAAGTAGACCTATAAAATATGTTCTACGGTGCGTATTTTCTTTAATACGCTATCAAAACTGAAACTTCTCCAGACACCCGGGTGCAATGGCCTCGGGTGATCTTCTATATGCGTCCATGCATAACCTCTGTGTTCGTGATTTAATGTTGGGATAAACTCATCTGCCACTGGTATGATGTAAGTATGATATTCGAACCGTGCATTGTCGCTAGTAAAATGTTCTAATGGGATAATCTTGTCGTAGGTAACTACACCTATCTCTTCTGAGATTTCGCGCTTAAGTGCTTGGATAGGTATCTCGCCAGCATCAATCTTACCACCAGGCAATGCCCAAGTATTACCGTTTTTCAAACCATTCCGAAGTAAAAACAAGTACCGTTTTGTGGAACAGCTATAGATTAGCGCACCGACTGCTGATGTATTATGCATAAATAAGTGTAGGCCGCGGACCTCGAATTCCCACCTACCCTAATGCTTTAAAGGAGCACCAGCTATGTTATTTATAGATAGCAAATACACTCAGTGGTATTATAATATCATTACGCGAGCAAAAGTACGGAATATAAGTGCAGGAACACATACTAAAAAGAATCATATTATTCCGAAAAGTTTGGGCGGTACAAACACCAAGGAAAATTTAGTAAATTTAACAGCTAAAGAGCATTTTATATGCCAGCATCTGTTAATAAAAATGGTGAACGTGCCCGCAGCACAAGAAAAATGCAATGGGCGTTGAATTCATTTAAGAGAACTAGCAATAACCAACATCGCCATATCCTTACTGCTGGCCAGTACTCATTGATTAGGCGAGAATTTTCTGACGCAACACGCGGAATGAAGCGTGGACCAATGACTGATGCACACAAGGCAAATCTTTCTAAATCACGGAAAGAAGGAAACATCGGGAAAATAATAATACCGTGGAATAAAGGGATTCCGGCAACTGCTACTCACAAAGCTAATAACTCTGCTGGAAATAAAGGAAAGATTCAGCAGAGTGGTGCGCCAATATGTCTCGTGGAATGATAGGAGTCAAAAAGCCAATAGTTAACTGGCCGCAATGCGGCAAAGAGGGAAGCAAATCAAATATGCTTAGATGGCATTTTGATAAATGTAAGTTAAAGAATGATAGACCACTCTCCCTCTGAATAGAGTCCCTCTACGGCTTTGGACCATTGGCCGTTCAGCCATTTGTACTGGGTCCCTGTCTTAAGGTTAGTTACGTACTCTACAGTATTAGTCTCACTACTATTTAACGCAACTTCCCACCCGCTGTAATTATATTGTATGATATCGTTTGTTTTAGCAACTAACGTACCCCATATTTGCGAGCTACTTCCTTCTTGTCCTATATCGTCGATGATCATATAGCGTGTGCCCATGGTTGGGTGCAACATATATGCATCCACGGTAACTTTCGTCGGGTCAATAATAGAATTAATAGGCGGCAATGTATTAGCTGGTAATGTATCAATGTCGGGGTTAAACAATAACTGAGTAGGATCTGCCGGATTCTGTGCAATAGTACCGATGACTTCGTTGTATGTTGTCTCACCCGCAAGCTCATCGTATCCAGCATATAGCTGCATACGTGCTTGCGATACACCGTCGGTCATTTTGCCATACACATCTATTAGTGATTGCCATTGGTCTGGTGTGCCAATTTTAGTGCCATCCTCTGCAAGTATGTCGCTCTTCTTGAATAACGTTAGCGTATTGCCTGCATACACCATATTGTAACCCAATGGTGTGAGCAATCTGCGCATCATCAGGTTGCTTTCCATCATTGCATCCTGCGATAATGCACCGGTCTCATCAAACACAGACGCGATAATCTTTTGCACCACACCTAATTGCTTAACCTTAGCAGGACCTGTTATCCAAATTGGGATTTCAAAAGTCCAGGTCATAATGTCGATTTGCGAGTCATCGTTCCCTGCCGGCACATTTCGCCCGGTCCATTGCATGTCGGTACGATTTACGACAGTGAGCGATGTCCAGTCGATGTAGTTGTCTGTATTTTGAATTTCCATACTTGGGTTAAACAATACGCCCAACTGTTCTAGTAGCTGTAATTTTTGCTCGAGATTGGAAGTCCAGATGTCAAGCTTAAATGTGATAGTGTATGGTACAGGCATTAAACGCTCTACTGTGTACGCACTGTCCTGAGTAGATCCGTATTCGCCCGTAACAGGATCGTAGCTTTTCTGCCTAATCTGCATCTTAGATACATGGTACGGCTCTTGCATACGATTTTGATCATAGCGAATGCCAGTGATATAGATAGCCATTGCCGGCACCGAACTAAGCATACTCTCGGAATTGTTCTTTAGAATAGTTGCGGCCTGTCTGCTTGCATCACCGTAGATAACGGGTACTGTTTGCAGTGCTTGATTGCCGTAGCGATCTTTGCCGAACTGAACTTGAAATCCAGATAGCATACGGATAAGTTGCCCTAGAAAGCGGCGTACTTGGCCAGAATAGAAGAATTGTTGTGCTGGTATTGCCATTATTGATTATCCGCCTTAGGACGTAAAATAGAGTCGAGACTCTGTAGTGTAGGTTTAACGCCCACAGCAGTTTTGATTGTGGAAGTATCGTTAACGAACGTTGCACGTAATGTTTTATTATCGCCTGCGCCGTTAGTAATGTCTGTGCGTATAGCATCTTCAACCTTGACCCAACGCTTGCTATCGTATCTAAACAAGCGAGACGGAACATAGTCAGTGCGCAAGAAGAAGTCACCAGCAGCCGGACCAACAGGGAACGCAATACCTGCCGCAACGGTGTTTGCATTTGGCGGAAGGCCATCGCTGGTCAAGTAACCGGTAACCTTTTTAGTTGGTGATACTTGCGGATCTTCGTCGGGAGTTTGGTCGCTCTTGATATACAAGTTAGACGTATCGTAGCCCGAAAAAGGAACATCACGTTCTGCTTGTGTGACCACAGCTTCGTTAATGCCTTGATATAAATCTAACGTAGACAAAATTTGACCTATAGGTGTAGTATCACCGGGATCACCTGGGTCGCCGGCCATTGTATTATTGAGAATGTCTTTAAACTCTTGACCGTCTGTCATCGGGTTAATCTTTACACGCCAGCTATGTGGGTACCACGTAGGACTAAATCCTTCACTTGCAAACTGCGCATCAGAGCAAACAAAGAAACGCTTTAGTGCAACAGGTGTGCTTGTGTCTAGACTATTGTAATCTTTTAAGTGAGGCAACTCAAGCACATCGCCGTTCATAATCTTGCGTCCCAACAACTGCACCATGTCGTTAATGTGGAACGTCATAAACAGAGTACCTGTTTGCAAGAACAGACCGAACTGTGATAAGTCGAAGCTGGTATCTGCAACGGTGTAATGTCCACGCATAACATACACGCTGGTATCGTACTTGCGGTCACGATTCTCAAGGAATAGCAAGTCTTCGATGTTTTTCTCTGATTGTGTAGCGTAGTCAGGAATGGTTGCGTTTGTGCTACCAGTCTGCTGAATAGGACCGAGATATTTGTGGAGTAGAATTCCGGTGGCCCCGACAGTATATTGCTCGCTGATGATTCTGTCGATAAACTTGTAATCGTTCGTATGCGATCCATCCTTCCACATTGATAATCTACTCAAAATATGCCCCTTACGTATTAGTATTTAGTTTGCAGTTTGGGCCGTGCCAGCGAGTGTTCTGTTTTGCGCGACGCGAATGATTGCGTAATACCAATGGGTATATTTGTTATCTATAAATAACATTGTTGATGCTCCTTGAAAGCGTTAAAGTACATGGGGACGGGAATCCCGCGATGTACACTTATTTAGCTGATTTGACTGGAAAACCGCCTTAATGTATACTCAGACTATGGATTATACTGCACGTTTGGACACGCTAACCCCGCTTATACTCAATGTAAAAGACTGGAAAAACCGTAATGACATGCTTAAAATCCACAGAAATATGCGGGTGTTAGCTGATAAAATTAGCAAAGAAGCAGTAAATTGCCGCAGAATTCACGCGCCTACAGCTACATTCACTGCATTAGATACGGAATTTAACACCCAATTTAGTGAATTGGAACAGTGGCTAACCTTTGCACTGCTACTTTGATTTGCACCAAAATTCATCTTATTGTATAATAAAGCTTAAGTTAATAAAGCGGAGTTAGAGATGGACATTGAAGTTAAGGTGCTTGATCAATACACTCGTGTTATGTTCACTGCTAAACTTAGCGAAAGCTGGGTGCACATCCTCACAATGCGGGATCAAGTTAAACCCCATATCAAGAAAGTTACCCTTGTCCCCGAAGGCACAGGTGACAGTGGCGACAAGCTCGAGTATAACGTAGAGTACGACGGCTACTTTGTTGCTTGGGAAAACTTTGCAGCAGTTGGCAACGAAGCAAATTGATTTGACCATTAAATGGTTTTATTGTATAATAGTGGCTTAGTAAGTAGTTAACGGAGTTGAAAATGTTTGTACTGTTCCACGTAGAGTCCACAAAGATTGTCCGTATCATGCGCAGCGGTTACTGGCAGGACGCTAAGTTTGCTTCTGAGGGCGCTGCAAAGGCTTGCGCTACTCGCCTCGCAAAGGCTGGCAAGCTAGTGCTGAACGACCATTGCGTTATGGAAGATGTTGACTTCGCAAAGATCGAAAAGACTGAGGTCGTGCAAAACCTAATGACAGGTACTGACGCTGTGCAAAGTGTGAACACCCCGCGTTGCCTGGATGTCAGTTCGGAAACATACTGGTCTATGTAAAATGATGTACGTTTACGCTTCCAAAACTCGCAACTTGATGGGCCAGTTGACGCCCATCGTAGTTGAATCCAATCTCGCTTACTCTATCCCATACTGGACAAAGCGCAAGCAATTTAATCCTAAACTTTTCTGGGAAATCAAATGATTACCTTCAGCAACGAATACATTCACTTTGTGGACATTACCTGCATCACCCCTTGGACACTGTTTGACAGTGACCTCGCAGAATTTTTGATTTTTGGAGAACTGTAATGGCAAAGTATTGGTTAGGCTCCCTTAGTGAGAAAGACGATTTTGACGTCCCGTACGAAGGCGTGATGATTGATGGTATGACACGCATGGGCCCTTGGGCTAACATGTCGGAACAATCCTTTAGACGTTACGGCACTGGCAAGCTGGGACCTGGCTTCGGGCAGAAGTACGCCAAGCAAGAAAACGGTAAGTGGCTGAAAGTGGAAGGCTAACATGGCACGAATTGAAAATTACGGCTCCAATGTCCGTGTGCGCTACGATGGCAATCCAATGGACAATGCCTACGATGTGTTTGTTGACCAACTTGGTGACGACGGAGTGTGGGTTTATGCAGTCTACCGCTATAACAGCATGTCTGACGACTATGCTTACACGAATGCAAAGAATGCAGCAAAAGGTCTGCAAAGCCGCCTACTCGGAGTGACCAAATAATGCAAGTGTATGAAATGCTGTCTGAACAGCAAGCCCGCAAAGTGGGCGAACAGATAATCGAAATGTTGAGCTTGACAAAGAACAAAGAAGGACGTTATAATACGTCATGGGGCAGTAATACTGTCGAAGGCCTGGGCCGCTGCGCCCAACGCATCGTAGTAGAAACTACTAAACTCAAGGAATAAATTATGGCAACACGCATGAGCGCAGGCATTAAGATCAAGGTTAGGGCGTTCAAAGTACGCAACCCAATCTTTGCTGACGAAAAGTATACCGGCGGAGAGCCGACGTGGGATGAAAGCGCAAAGGATTGGGACGACGAAGTGTTCGATCACCAACTGCGCCAAAGTTTTTACTACTACAATTATTACTACAATCAAAAAGATTGCAAGAAGTATGTCATGGAATGGATGACATCGTCGGGCAACTTCACAAAGGCAGACGCCAAAGCATTTTTGCGCACCCCTGACCGCGCAATTCCCATGACCGTATGTAGCCTTGTAATGGCGCACCGCGAGGGTATGCCCTTCCGTGGCCGTCATGTTGAGTTTATGATGGACTGCATCCAAAAAGCAATCGACTCATTGGAACCCGAAGTGGTCGCAGTAGTAGCAGATACAAAAGCGCCTAAGCCCTGCGTTCCCACAATACAAGACCGTCTCAATGAGAAGACGGCTGAGGTTATCGGTGAACTGGAAGGACTGTATGACGAAGTGTCCCTTAAGAACAAGGTAACTACTAAGATTTACGAGTTCCTGACAAAGAACAACGTCCCGCAATCGCAGCTCGGAAAGTACGAAGCACTGTATATCAAGCGCAAAGAAGAACTAGTGGAAGCGCAAGCTAAGACAGACAAGCAGTTGACTGAAGGCTATTCACACATGAAGTCTGCAGACTTCAAGCGTATGCTGGGCTTTATCCAAGAAATCCTGGATGCAGTCGAACAATACCGCGGCGTGAAGAAGGCTACCAAGGCTGCACGTAAGCCCAAGGTTGTTTCCAAAGAGAAGCAAGTGGCTAAAGTGAAGTACATGAAGGAAGATAAGGCACTGAAGCTTGTATCTATCCCGCCCTCGCTTATTCCGGGTGCAAAGGAGCTTTGGGTCTACAACACAAAGACTCGCAAGTTGGGTTGCTATCTTGCAGACAGCTTGACTGGACCGCTTGGCGTTAAAGGCACAAGTATTACTGGCTATGACGAAGCAAAGAGTGTGGCAAAGACACTGCGCAAGCCAGCTGATCAACTTAAGGAGTTTGCGAAAGCAGGTAAGGTTGCTCTTCGAACCTTCATCAAGGACATTCGTGCAACAGAGGTCCTGCTTAACGGGCGCTTGAGCGCAGACATTATACTGCTCAAAGTACAATAACGATACTCCTTTAACTCTTTAGTCCTAGAAAGTGCTAAATACACTAACTAGGACTTTTTCATGGCTACTAAAGACCCACTATTTGACTCGAACAATAATATAACAACAGACAGTCTGTATGATATGAATACAGGCACTGGTGCCGGGCATATTGCCAACGATGAGTTTGATCCAAAGTATGAATCGCACGATGCGAAACGAGCAGAGATAGCGGATTACATCCGTATGCGTTTAGCAGACGGCATTGTCGATGTTGAACTCGAGAACGAGCACTATGAGATGGCGATAAAGCAAGCTATCATCAAGTATCGTCAACGCAGTTCCAATGCAGTAGAGGAAAGCTATGTATCAATGAAGCTTCTTCCTGAAACGCAAGAATACATCCTTCCTAAAGAGATTATGGAAGTGCGCCAAATCTATCGTCGTGGTATCGGTAGCGTTACTGGTACAACATCCTCTCAGTTTGAACCGTTTGCGTCAGGTTACTTGAATACATACATGCTGGTTGCTGGTCGTGTTGGGGGACTTGTAAACTACGAACTATTTGCACAATATCAAAAGCTTGCTATGAAGATGTTCGGCGGTTTCATGAACTTCACTTACAACAAGAGTTCCAAAAAGCTCATCATCGAGCGTAAAATGCCGTTCCAAGGCACTGGCCAAAGCACTATTGACTATGCCGAGACAGTTTTGCTATGGTGCTATAACTACAAACCAGATTGGATGCTACTGAATGATTACCAAGTTTACCCGTGGCTGCAAGAGTATGCTTATGCGTTTGCTAAGAGACTATTGGGAGAAGCACGTTCGAAATATTCAACGATTGCCGGGCCCAATGGAGGTGTTCAGCTCAATGGGGTGGCATTGATTGCAGAGGCTAAGGAAGAAATCGAACAGCTCGAAGAAGAAATCAAACGCTTTATGGACGGGTCAACTCCGATGACTTGGATAACTGGTTAAACTGTAACTCAACTCAGCGGTTAGTATAAGTATCTTATCCGTAGTAATTGGATATAGCGAAAAGCATCACATAGTGCCGAAAAGTTTTGGCGGCAATAATAAGCTAGAAAATATAGTTAAATTAACGGCGCCCAGGCTTAGTAGGCGAAGCCAATGGGTTTTTGGTAAGAAACATTCATCGGCGCAACGAGAAAGAAAACGTGCCGAAAAACTTGCGGCTCCTAAGCTAGTGTGTTATCATTGTAGTAAGTTAGTTGATTCAATGAATTTTAGGAGATGGCATGGGGATAAATGTAAACACGCAAAATAAAGTTGTTGCTCTAGTAGGCTTGATTGGTTCTGGCAAAGACACAGTAGCAGACTTTTTGGTCAACGATTTCGGATATAAGCGTATGAGCTTTGCTGGTACGCTTAAAGATGCAGTGGCGGCAGTGTTTGGCTGGGACCGTGAGCTGCTCGAAGGCAAAACCAAAGAGGGTAGAGCGTGGCGAGAAACAGTTGACCCATGGTGGGCAGAACGATTGGGTATGCCTGATTTAACACCACGCATCATGTTGCAGCTATGGGGAACCGAGGTGTGCAGGAAAAGGTTTCATACTGACATTTGGGTGGCATCTGTAGAGAATCAACTGCGCAATACTAAAGACAACATTGTGATAAGTGACTGCCGCTTCCCTAACGAGATCGAATCTATGCGCAATGCCGGTGCTAGAGTGGGATGGGTTAAGCGTGGTATGCTTCCTGATTGGTACACTACAGCTTGCTGGGCCAACAGAGGAGACAAAGAAGCAGCATCTCAACTAGAATTGCTAGGAATACATCTCTCAGAGACAAGTTGGGTAGGCACCAAGTTTGATTTTGAACTGGAAAACAATGGCTCGCTGGAAGAGCTTAAACAGAAAACTGAGCTTCTGGTTGACTAGGCTTCCAGGGCAGCTTACTCTTGTAAATCAACGGAGTGCAATTTAAGCAGATTGTTTTTAAATTGCTCCATGCTGTATTTTTAAGATTTCCGTCAAGGTGAAATACATTTAATTGGATATTAATATTGCTTGCCATGAAACCACAATGCTCGCAATGCGGTTTCTTTTTGTACCCTGCTTTAACCCATGCAAGCGGTTTAATCCGCGTACCAGCATTTTTCGAAGAACACTGATCACAGCATTTGCGATAGTATGTTTTCGTCCCTTTAATATAGTTTATTGCGACTGGTGTTTTGTGGCATATAGGGCACAAACGTCGAAAGTTGTTTTCTTCTTTTGTTTTTATTTTTTCAAGTTTAATTCGTTCTAGTTCTTTCTGCTTTTCAGCCAGCTTTGCTTCTTTTGTTTTTATTTTTTCAAGTTTAACTTGTTCTAGTTCTTTCTGCTTTTCGGCCAGCTTTGCTTCTTTTGCTATTTTTTTAGATTCTATTCTTGCGTGTTCTCTTTGCAAACTAGCTTCTTTACGAAATTCTGCATTTGCAGCTTTAGTTTCTGCTATTTTTCTTAAAGTTTTTGCACTGTGGGATTTTCCTTTAGGCCAACCGGGCCCTCGGTGCCCGCCCGGTGCAATGTTCCATCCTACGTTATGTGATGCCCGCCATTGAGCCTCTATTTCGTAACAATATTTTTCTTCTCCTATGAATAAAGTGTCTGACACAAATGCCTCTAGCCCGTATTTTTTAAAAGCGGATGTAAGATGTGGGTTTTTATGTGTCCCGGCAGCTAACGCAGTGAAATGGTCTGAAAGTCTTTTTGTGCCTCTTTTTGTCACTCCTATATATCCTTGTGATGTATAATCAGTGTGACTACGAAGCCTAATCCAATATATTATTGTATTTTTTGTGTTATCCATATAAGTATTTATGTCAAACCTTTAAAATTTTAAATTTTAAAAATATCGGTAGTATTCTACTATTGATACTTGCTCATCACCGTGCTGTAAAGAGTTAATACATAAATATTGATAATGTACTTTAAAGGATAAACACCATGGCATTAGTTTCCCCAGGTCAACAAATTACAATCACTGACGAAAGCCAGTATGTACCAGGCGCAGTTGGTTCGGTTCCACTTATCATCTTAGCAACTACTCAAGATAAAACAAACCCATCCGGCGCAGTAGCGAACGGTACTATTAAGGCTAACGCAGGTAAACTTCAAATGTTTACTGGTCAACGTGACTTAGTTAGCAACTTAGGTTACCCTGTATTCAAGCAATCTTCGACTGGCACACCGTTGCACGGCGACGAGCGTAACGAATACGGACTGTTAACAGCTTACTCTACATTAGGTTTAGCTAACAAGGCATTTGTATTACGTGCTGACATTGATATTGCGCAATTAGATGCAACATCTGTTCGCCCGACAGGCACAGTTGCTAACGGCACTAACTGGTTAGACTTAGCTACAACAGATTTTGGTGTTTACGAATGGAATGCAACAACAGCAGTATTCACAAAAGTTCAACCAACTGTTATTACTGATTCTGCCGAACTAGTTGCGGGTACAAACTATCCAGTTGATAGCGTTGGTTCTATTGGTAGCTACGCAGTTACATTGAGACCAGCTGCTGGCGGTGCATACAATGGTAGCTCCTGGACGGTTTACTACAAGAATGCAGCCAATATTTGGACGGTAGTCGGTGACGCACAATGGGCTAGCTCGCATCCGACAGTTAAGGGTGCGGTTCCAAACAATTCTCTGTATCCTATTAATATTGCAAGCGACATCACAGTCAATGGTCAAACAGTTACAATGACAGGAACAACAGTGGACACGGCCGCATCTGACATTACTTCTGCAGGCATTGCAGGTGTATCAGCAGCCGCAGTCGATGGTCATTTAGAAATTTATGCCTCTACTACAGCTCTTAACGGTGCTGTAGTCATTGCAGGTGGCACACAAGACATTCGTGCATTGGGTGTTGCGGCAGGTACGTACTACCGTCCTATTGCACAGTACGGCACTTACGTTCAAATTCCTAGCTGGAGAAGCACAGATGCTCAGCCTCGCCCAAGCGGTAGCGTGTTCGTTAAGACAACTACTACAGGTTCTGGTGCAAACATAGTTATTAAGAAGTATAATTCTTCCACTAACGTATGGGCAGCACAAGCGGCACCGTTGTATTCCACTTTAGCAACAGCAACATATGGTTTAGATCCAGCTGGTGGCGGATTTGGTATTGCAGCAGGCGCATCTATTGTAACATATGATGTTGACGCTAACGGTACAGTGACGTACAAGCCTTATGTTAAGGCAACAGCAGGTGCAACTAAGGTTGTGGCTAATGTAGTAAGCGCAAACCCATTCACTGCAGGTAGCACATTTACATTGCAAACATCGTCTATCGGTACAGCAGCAATGACAAGCTATACAGTGACCATCGGCGGCACAAGCCGTGCAGCTTTTGTGGCTGCAGTGTTTGCAGCAGGCATTCCTGAGGTTGTTTCGGCAGTTGAAACCACAGGTGCTATCAGTTTAACACACAAATACGGTGGCGTCATGTTATTGTCTGATGCACCAGTTGCAGCGGCAGGCTTCACTACAAGCGTTGCCGGTGTAACAGGCACACCTAGCGGAGCATTAAGCTTGTCTGCTTGGACACCTATGCAGTATACATACAGCAAGACAGAACCAACACAGAACCCAACTGATGGCACATTGTGGTACTACGGTTCTGCAACTGACATTGATGTTATGATCAATACATTGACAGGATGGAAAGGTTATCAAAACGAAGCATCTGATGCACGTGGCTACAACTTAACAGAAACTGACCCAACAGGTGTTATTGTTTCTGCAAGCAAGCCAACTTCCCAAACAGACAGCACAGCTTTAGTGGCAGGTGACTTATGGTTAGACACCAGCGATCTTGAAAACTGGCCAGCAATCTCCCGTTACACTGGTAGCATCTGGGAAAAGATTGACAATACAGATCAAATCGGTCAAAACGGCGTATTATTTGCCGATGCACGTTGGGACACAACAGGAACAGCTAACGTAGTGAACGGTGCTATGCCTGCTATTGCTGGCTTAGGCGGTTTATCTACGAGCGATTACTTGGATGCAGATGCTCCTGACGCACGTTTATTCCCACGCGGTATGATTATGGTCAACATGCGCCGTTCAGGCTTCAACGTGAAGCGTTTTGTAAACAACTACTTCAATGATGTAAGCTTCCCTGACGCAGTTCTACCTGCTGTCACTGACGCATGGGTTACAGCAAGCGGATTGAAGGATAACGGCTCCATGTATGCTGGCCACCAAGCACAACGTCACATGATTGTTGCTGCAATGAAGGGCGCAGTTGATGGTTCTACTGAGATTCGCGAAGAACAGTTCCAGTTCAACTTGATCGTTGCACCTGGTTACCCAGAACTTATTGCTAACATGGTTGCATTGAACAATGACCGCGTTAATACGGCGTTCGTTATTGGTGACACCCCGATGCGTCTTGCTCCTAACGGCATTGATCTAGTTAACTGGTCTAACAACGCAGACAACGAAACAGGTTTAACTACCAACGATCCATATCTTGGTGTTTACTACCCAGGTTGTGCAGAGACAAACGACGTTCAAGGCAACACAGTTGTTCAACCAGCATCGCACATTGCATTACGCACGTTTATCCACAGCGATAACTTAAGCTACATGTGGTTTGCACCAGCTGGTACACGTCGTGGGCTAGTAGACAATGCTTCTAGCGTTGGTTACATTGACTCTGCGTCTGGCGAATACAATCCAATTGGCGTAAACCAAGGTCTACGTGATACATTGTACGAAACAAAGATCAACCCTATCACTAACTTGCCGGGTATTGGTTTAGTTGTTTGGGGTCAGAAGACACGTAACCCGGTTGCAAGCAGCATGGACCGTGTTAACGTTGCTCGTCTTGTTAACTATATCCGTACAATTCTTGCTACTGTTGGTAACGGCTTCTTGTTTGAACCAAACGACAAGATCACTCGCGATCAAATCAAGAACATCATCTCTGGTGCTGTAAATGATCTAGTTGCAAAACGCGGCGTATACGACTATCTAGTTGTTTGCGACGAGTCTAACAACACACCAACACGCATTGCTCGTAATGAGTTGTATGTTGACGTTGCTATCGAGCCAATGAAGGACGTGGAATTTATCTACATCCCAATTCGCTTGTACAATCCAGGAGACATTGCTAAGTTATAAAGTGAACACATAATGGGACCATTGCTGGTCCCATTATAACACCATAATTTAAGTAAATACATATATAGGAGATTAAGATGGCAGTTTCGTCACTAACAAAGATTACAGTTCCGTTGGCAACAAGCCAAAGTTCTAGCACACAGGGCTTGTTAATGCCTAAGTTAAAGTATCGCTTCCGCGCTACTTTTGAAAACTTCGGCGTAAGCAGCGATAGACAAGAGTTAACAAAACAAGTTCAAGACATTAAGCGTCCTAACGTGTCGTTTACTCCATTTGCTATCGACGTTTATAACAGCAAGGTATGGTTACAAGGCAAGCCAGAATGGCAAGAAACAAGTGTCACACTGCGCGATGATGCAGGCGGCAATATTTCTCGTCTAGTCGGCGAACAGATTCAGAAGCAATTCGACTTTGCAGAACAAAGCAGTGCAGCATCTGGTATTGACTATAAGTTCTTACTACGCTACGAAGTACTAGACGGCGGTAACGGTGCTTACACTCCTAACGTATTAGAAACATGGGAACTATATGGTTGCCAATTATCTAGCGTTGACTACGGCGAAATGGCTTACGGCACAGCAGAAGCATCTACAATCGCATTAACAATTCGCTTTGATAATGCAGTCCAGACTCCTATTGGACAAGGTGTTGGTACAGCAGTTGGTCGTACACTAGGTTCCCTAACCACTGGCTAATCCCAGACGAAACGTTTACAAGCCGGGGCAAGTTCCCGGCTTTTTTACGGCATAAATATTGTATAGGAGAATACTTTGGGTTTACTAGACGGATTTTTAACGCAGTTGGGCACAGGCGACCAAGTCAAAGACTACAAGCACGCCTCGAAGTTATTCCACGACGGTGATCAGAAGGTAACCGGTAATGCTTTATATCCTAAGCTCGGGTATCTATACCATGTATTTTTTGATATCGACGATGAGTTAAGGCAAGGTGGTTCGGTCCCGGACCGCGCGTCTGAAGCAGGCATGCTTATTAAGAGTGTAGACTTGCCTAAGTTCACAATAGACAACAAAACGCTTAACAGTTACGGCAGACCATCTATTATACAAAATAAAGTGCACTATGATCCAGTAAACTTTGCGTTTCACGATGACAGTGCTGACCGTATACGCACATTGTGGGCGGAGTATTATTCGTATTACTTTAGAGACATGGACAGTGGTGTAGCTAAAGACGGTGCCGTTGCGCCAGCATACTTAGCACAAGATGGCCGTTACGACAATGATCGTAAAAACTTATACGGGTTTACTCCCTTAAAGCCATACGGCCAACCTAGACATTTTATTAAGTCTATACGAATATACAGTTTGCATCAAAAACGTTTTTCGGAATACATTTTAGTAAATCCTATCATTACATCTTTTAAGCACGGGACACATTCGTCAAGTTCGACTGATCCCATGCAACACGATATGACTGTGGCATATGAATTTGTATTATACTCAGAAGGCAATGTAACCAAGAATACAGTAAAAGGATTTTCGACACTGCATTACGATACTGCACCATCGCCGTTAAAACCTGCCAATGGTACACGCAGCATCATTGGTCCTGGTGGTATGGTAGACACATTAGATGAAGTTATAAATTCTATACCTAGCGATCCTATCGGCGGAGCGTTAAAGGCATTCCGTGGTTTGCAAAATGCAAATGCAATGGATCTAAAGAAAGCCGCACTGAGCGAACTAACACAATTTGGTATGGATGTACTGCGAGGTGACAACCCTATCAACCGTATCGCTGTACCTAGTATTGCTGACCTATCTGGTAAAATACAATCAGTGATTACCGGTGTTGACCAACCTAGCGCCAACTCAGCAGGTGATGTATCTAGTAATGGATCTAGTAGCAAGATAAGCGCAGGATTACTCACTGCAGGTACTGCATTATTAGCAACCGGCTCGCCTCAAACAGTGGCAGGTCTAGGTCTACTATATGCGGCAGGCAAGACGGTATACAATAAAGTAACAACCCCATCTCAAACATCCACCCCACCGGCACCATAATGAGCAGCACAAGTCAAAATAGTTACAACCTAGAACCGGTAGATTTAACATCTAACGCTAATACAGACGCGAACAAATACTTCAATAATTTCTTTAGTCCTACGTTTACTGTTAGTCCTAATGTAGACGATGCAGTGATTAGTTACTTCGAAACTGTGGCCGATAATAAAGAATCAGCTAAAATACTTGCTAGTGCAGTCATGTACACTGCACGGACACGCGGTGTTAACCCTATGTCAATTTTGTCAGAGTTTACTAAGTTACCTAAAGGCGAGATTAACTCTTACCTTGCTATGTTCCTGAACTTACAACGTGTGGGCACAAGTTTACTGGGTCTTACTACGCAACCAGTAACTAGCAAATACGTTGCACGAGCAATTCTACCATAATGTCAAAATATGCACAAGGTCAGTTTCAGCCACGCAATACAGCAAAGTATGTAGGCAAAAAGACTCCTACTTACCGGTCATCCTGGGAACTCACAGTGATGACATTCTTTGACAACAATCCTGCTATACTACAGTGGGCAAGCGAAGCAATTCACATTAACTATAGGAATCCTTTTACTGGTAAGAATACTATCTATGTGCCAGACTTCTTTATCATGTACGTTGATAAGGCAGGCAAAAATCATGGTGAAATTCTAGAAGTTAAACCACTTAAAGAGACTACACTAGAACATGCTAAGTCTACTAGAGACAAAGCAGCGGCTATATTGAATATGGCTAAATGGCAAGCGGCTCAGGCGTACTGTGCAGCACATGGGCTTCGCTTTAGAGTAGTGACTGAACATGATATTTTCAATCAAGGCAGAGCATAAATAAGCGTAGCTCGCGAACTTGGCGGCTACGGCTACTTTAACGCTTATGAGCATTGTGCACGAATAGTAGCAGGGCAATCTAACTTTAATCGTTGGCACGGTGAAAACTGCAAACTAAATACAGCATGACAAAAAAATTATCAGATTTATTGAACTTGCCAGACTCAAATTTTGTAGACCCGGTATCCAAAGAAGATCAAAAAGCCATGGAAGATATGCTGGCAACTAATAAAGAGGCGTTAGTGCAGTTGGACGCTGGTATTGACAAGATAGATGCTGCACTACCATTTGTTCACGATCTTGATCAATCAGATGTTGATTTAGACGAGCTGTCTACTTTAGCAAAAGAAAAAGCGACAGATATGATTGATCTAGCATTCAATGTTGACCCGCGCTTTGCTGGTCCTATTTTCCAAACTGCATCTGTATTACTTGGACACGCTATAACTGCCAAGACAGCTAAGATGGATAAAAAGCTACGAATGATTGGCTTGCAACTACAAAAGGCTAGGCTTGATCACCAAATACTCAAAGATGCTAAAGCAGTTAAAGAAGGTGCAGATGTAGAAGAGCCAATGGACGGTCAAGGCATGGTGCTTGACCGCAATGCATTACTGGCATCCATCCTGGCACAAAACAAACCTAAAACTGAATAAGATGATTTATTACTAAATATGTAATAGGAACCCAATATGCAAAATCTCCAAGAATATATTTTTCAGCTTAACAAGACATATGAATATCGTGTTAAGATTGCGGGTGTAAACCCAAAAGGCGCAGTGATGGAGCGTATCAAGAATGCTCTTGACGTGTACGAAGTAGACACAATCTCTACAGCACGTAGCATCCCAATTCAAGAACACCGTGACTTCCCTAAGATGGGCCCATGCGAAGCTTGGGTATTTGAAGTTACTGTTAAGTATCCAACGACAACTAACTTGCTTCGCCAAATGATCCGTGAACGTGCTGGTGTTAACCCTGAGTGCGTATGCGTATACACAAAGGACGAAGATGACCTTAACGAACGTGCAGAAGCACTTGGCAAAGATGTTAAAGGCGCACGTTTAACTGACCCAGAATTAAAATCCGAAGCAGGCGGACAAGAAGCAGTTGGCCAAGCACGTACTGACAGCATGTTAAAAGAATTAACTAAGGGCAAAGCCCCTGGTATCGAAACTCGTCCAGCCGCACAAAAAGCAGCAACACCAGCTGACACAAAGAGCCCAGTTGGCTCAACACAAAACAAAATCCCTTCCCCAGTTAAAAAGGCAGCAAAATAATGTCCAACAATCTATATAACATCTTAGCAGCATTCAACAACGCTACTAAACCAGCCGAAGTTGAAACTCCTAAGCAGCAAGCACAAAAAATCTACGAGAGCGTCGAAGCTAAGGGTAGCATTATGGGCGGTGTTAAAGGCGTTGAAAAGAAATTGAGCGAAGCATTCGCAAAGCACAAGAGCGAAAAAAGTAAAATCGACTTTGACCACTACAGAAAGCAAGACGCAGCCAAAGATAAAGCAGTCAAGCAAGCAGATAAAGATAAAAAAACTACTGAGAAGTTTAAGTCGGACAAAAAAGTTAAAGAAGGCAAGATGTCTGACCTTGACTATGAGTTGAAGGCTAAAGAAGTATCCGACGCTGACTTCAAGAAGAAGTATGTCAAGTCTAAAGCTGATATGCGTAAGAGCATGTCCGGTAAGAAGGATGAGAAGAAGCCAGTTAAAGAAACAAAGCGCGACCCAGACACTACTCCTAGCGAATGGGATGACGGTGATTTAGATGAAGGCGCTGGCGATGATATCCAATGGTATGACCGTCCTGACGAAGGTCCAGAGACATTAGATACAGATACAGGTCGTGTTCACAAGGCAGGCAAAGGCGGCTACGGTAACAAGTATGATGATGATGTCCCTTCAGCATTACCAGCAGGTCAAGTGGCTCGTGGTCGCGGTCGTCCAAAAGGATTACCAGCATTGCTACGTGCACAAAAAGCAGCAGAATTAGCAGCCAAGGGTATTGACCCTAATGCACCACGTGGTCGCGGTCGTCCACGTGCACAGCCAGCGGCCGGAGAAGAAAACAGTGCACCACAGGGCACATTGGGCTTGCATCGTTTCTTATTTGGACCAGCACCTACTAAACTACCAGGCAAGCCAGGTGTTAAGCACAAGATTGCTGATGTAGGAACAGAAAAGGGCCGTGTAGCAGCAGTTAAGCAAGAAGGGCTAGGTGATGATTTTGCTAACATGGCACGTAACATGAAGAACAAAGATGGCACCCCGCGTTTCACAACAGTGCGCCAAGGTCCTGCGCCTATCAAGCCACCATCCAGCAAGCCACCTGGCGCAGTGCGCCCTTCTGGCCCTGCAGCAACTGGCCCAGCTGATTGGTACAACCAAAGCACTGGCGGCAAGCGTAACATGGGTGACAGCAAGATCAACCGTAAAGCGGCAGTTAGCGAGGGCGCTCGCCCAACTAACTTCAAAGGCTACTTAACTGAAGCTGCTGGCGGACAAGACGCTTTCGAGCATATCTTGAATCGTTTCAAGCACGAAGTAAAGCAGTTCCAAGCTGGCGGCGATATGGACAACGACTTATACGAAGCATTGTTTGATTACTATTTGAACGCAGGCGAAATGCCATACGGTGTTGCTAAAGCACGTACTGGTGATCCATACGAATGGGTATGCCAACGTTTTGACCAAGAGCACCCAGCAATGGACGAAGCAGTTGATCCATTAACAGTGCCAGCAGTACAGCGCAAAGCAGCGGGCCAAGCGCCTTTAAGCTTAGACCAAGTACGTGCACCACGTGCAGACAGCATCTCTGATCCTGTGAATCTAGCACGTAACAACGGTACCAAAGATTTAGATGATCTAGCTCGTTTAGCTGGCATCACTACCGAGTCTGTTTCCGTTATCGGTGGCGACATGAGTGCAGAAGAATGTGAAGATGATTCCAAGATGAACATCTCCACTAACCAAAGCAGCGATGGCACAAAGAGCATTACAGTAACAGCAGACGGCGAAGCGGCGGTTGCATTACTTGACATGTTGAAGAACGCTGGCATGGGCGGTAGCGATGCAGCAGCAGAACAAGAAGTTATCATCGCTGCACAAGGCGACGAGAACATGGGCGATAGCGGTGCAGAGGAAATGGAAGAAGAATACGAGAACGAACCTGCTCCGCAATATCAAAGCGTAGAGAAGATTACTTCTGCTGGTGACGATATGAATCGCCAGAAGAGACAAAACTTCCCAATGCGCCAGCCCGGGAACAACCCAATGGCTGGTGACGAGCAAGTTAATGAACTAAGCAAGAACACATTGGGCTCGTATGCTAAGAAAGCAAATGACCAACGTGCACACGAACCGGATGACATGAAAGCTGATCGTCGTGGTACTGGTGTTATGAAGGCAATCGGCAAGATCGCAGGCGGTCCAAACAAAGGCGGATTAATGCGCGGTCACGCAGCACAAGCTCGTTTTACAAACGCAAACAATTTGCCAAATGCTGCAAAGGATGCTGAAACATTTAACCGTTCTGTGGACCGTAATGTAGCCAAAGAATCAGCTGATCCAGTGCAGTCCATGGGCCGCGACTTGATGGCTGAATATCAAGCAATGAAGATTAAGAAGTAATATGAAAATTAACGAGATTATCGTTTCCGAAGGTCGCGAAGGCACCCAGCCACTAGTACCAGCAACAGCTAGTAAAGGGGAGGTGCGCTTCCGTGACGTAGGTGGGTATGATCGTACATATCACTTGCACCGTATTATGATGGCTACTGCAATGGCAGACGGTAAGTCTAAAAAAGCAGTGGACATGGATCAAGCATCGTGGGTAGAGAAGTATAACGTTGCCCGCCCTTACACAGACGAAGAGCATAACATGATGGATGCAGCCTTTGCGACTATTGACTCAGAGTATCAAACTACTGCATCTGACCGCAAATCCAGAGAGATGGACGGCACTAATAAACAGAGTATCGTCGCTCCTCGCAAGAAAAACAAGTACGGTGTCTAATGCGTTTAACCTCTGCTGATTTTGTATCTCCTGGCGAGACGCTAGATCCAGATGCGTTTATGAACCCACGCGACTTAGCAGACTTGCGCCGACTTGCCGGCTTACCACAGTTAGGCGAAGATGTTAACTCGCAAATGGGTCTGCAAAATTCATCGCAGCAAAACCCAATGGCACCCGCAGGAGACAATCCGTGGGGCATTAAGTCACCAATGGGCACTACAGGCGGCAACCTCGACAAACGCAAAATTGAAAAAGAAAAGAACTTAGTTCCCGGAACTGACGAATGGTTCCGTTTATGGTTCTCCCAAAAGGACAACCTAACAGCAGATGATTTTGAGAAGAATGAAAAGCTGGGAATGGACGAGATTCGCAATACACTAATGTCCAAACCAACAGATCCCACTGACGCAGGTGGCTCAACAAATGAAGCAGTTGATCCTGACCTGGTCGCGGCAATCAAGAAGCGTAAGAAAAGAAATGATTGCAATCATGGAATATACGTCATAACAAACATAATCACAGGTGAGCAATACATAGGCATCACCGCTGGTCGTCCTAACTTGAAAAAAGCTCTGTGGGTGCGTATGCAAAAACATGCACAGCGAGCAAGGGTAGAGGAAAAGGATTGGGGACTATGCAAGTCCATTCGTGAGTATGGCCCGGAAGCTTTCACTTACGGGCTACTTGAAGTTGTGCGTGGTAAGAGACCTGCTCACGCAAGAGAGATGGAACTGATTAAACAGTACAACCCATCTCTCAATACGTTCCGTTAACCGTTCGCTACCTTAGCAGTTAAGCCCAAGTAACGGTTCCAGCTTTCGTGTGAAACTTGGAACGGTTGTGCACGTTGCTTCCATTGCTTGACCAGGCTGTAGTAGTCTGGCTTGAATGGCATACGCATTGGCTTTTGCAGCTTGTGTCCCTTCTTGGAGTTACAAACCTTGCAAGCCGTTGTGCAGTTTTCCCAAGTTGTCTTGCCGCCAGCAACCCGAGGAATAACGTGGTCATTCGTCAAGTCAGCTTCACGGAACATTTCACCGCAGTATTGGCAAGTGTACAGGTCACGCAAGAACAGGTTGTGCTTGGAGAACTTTACACTCTTCTTGAAATTGAAGTATTCCTTAGTCATTACAACGGACGGAATTTCAATTTCAAGCTTTTCACTGCGAATGACTCGCCCTGGATATGTTTCCAAAATTTCAACACGATCCAAGAAGAATAACTTGATGGCGTGCTGCCAGTCGATTACGCTCAAAGGTAAGATTGAGATTGGGTTAAAGTCCCGGTTCAGAATTAAAGTTTGTTCCATTTTCGATGTACTCTAAGGTTTACATTGTGTATTGTACATTAAACTGATTATTGAGTCAACCATTTTTCAAAACTGTTAAATACAGTTATGAGCAATATACCCAAAAAACCAATAGACCCACAAGCTATTGTTAAAACACCGTACAAATCCGTACTATGGACTCCTCAGCAGATTCAAGAGTTCGCCTTGTGTTCCGATCCTGTAACAGGGCCACAATACTTTATGGATAACTTCTTTTATATCCAACACCCGACAAAGGGTAAGATGCTGTACCATCCATATGACTATCAGAAGAAGCTAATCGATACGTACAACAGTTACCGTTTCTCAATCAGTCTAATGCCACGCCAGACTGGCAAATCTACCAGTGCGGCCGGGTATTTATTATGGTACGCAATGTTTGTGCCAGATAGTACGATTTTGATTGCGGCTCACAAGTACACAGGTGCCCAAGAAATTATGCAGCGTGTTCGCTATGCATACGAGCTATGTCCGGACCACATTAGAGCAGGCGCTACATCGTACAACAAAGGCTCGATAGACTTTGAAAATGGCTCTCGCATTGTATCCCAAACGACCACGGAAACAACAGGACGGGGTATGTCTATCTCGCTCCTATATTGCCTACACGGTGAATCTACAGTAAGACTGCAGAACAAAAAAACAGGCGAGGAATCGACAGTAATCTTAGAAGAACTATACTGGAATCTTCGTAACCCTGATCAAATTGTAGACGCTTATGTTGAAAACAATAACTATTTGATTGACACTCCGAGCGGCTGGCGCGGATTCCGTGGTGTTACTAAAGCAGAAAATAAACAAACATATGAATTAAAGTTGGTTAACGGACAATCAGTTAAAGCTACTCATAGGCACTTTTTCTTCGTGCGTAACGAAAAAATATCTGTAGAAGATCTGAAGGTGGGTGATTTTATTGATACCAGTGATGGACCTGTAGAGATAGAAACTATAAGGGAATCAGGTGCGTGTGCAGTGTATGACCTTATCGAAGTAGATCATATATCACACAAGTTTTATGTCAACGGAAACATAGTAACTCATAACTGTGACGAGTTTGCGTTCGTTAGACCAAGCATTGCTAAAGAATTTTGGACTTCCATATCGCCTACATTGTCTACTGGTGGTAAAGCTATTATTACTTCCACTCCTAACTCAGACGAAGACCAGTTTGCGACAATATGGAAACAAGCTAATAAGACGTTTGATGAGTTTGGAAATGTTACCCCATTGGGCACTAATGGATTCCGCGCATATCGCTCAAGCTGGGACGAACATCCTGATCGCGACGAAGTGTGGAAGGCAGAGGAAATTGGGCGTATCGGTGAAGAACGCTTCCGCCGCGAACACGGTTGTGTGGGCGCAAATTCGATAGTGACACTAAAGTGGCCCAGTGGAGAAATACGCGAGGTAACAATAGGAGAATTAGAAATTTTGTTGAGTTGGTTTAATGATAGTCAAATTGAAACATACGCTAGTGAGTGCCCGATTGGATTTAATAAAGGTAGATTGAAAAAAGACCAGGTTGGTAAGCTCGGATTAGTTTGGTACAATAACGGCGTAGTGAATAAGCAGTTTAAAGAAAATACACAAGAAGAAGGATTTGTTCGTGGACGATTTATTAAAAAATAATATAGGATTGCAAGTATTGACAGATACTGGGTGGTCAACTTTTGCTGGACTACTGCGCCGGGGAAGTAAGCAAACATTGCTACTTAAAACACAGTCAAGACATATTATATGCACGCCTGACCATAAATTCTTCAAGCCTACATTTGAGATTGTTGCAGCAGAATCATTAAAGCCACGATCTAAAATATTCGTCAATGACGGAATAGAAACGATTGTATCTGTGACTGTCGCCGATATAGAACCAGTGTACGACTTATTGGAAGTAGAAAAGAATCATAGATTCTACGCAAATGGGATTCTCATTAAAAATTGCGAGTTCTTGATTTATGATGAAACGCTAATCAATTCGATGACTCTCATTGAGATGGCTGGTATTGATCCGGTATCGAGACAAGGCACTGTGCGTTGGTACGGGAAGCCAGATGCTCACTCTACTTATGTAGTGTCATTAGATCCATCGTTAGGTACGGGCGGCGACCCATCTGCTATTCAGATTATCGAGCTACCAAGCTTAAAGCAAATAGGAGAATGGAATCACAATAAGACACCTATTCAACGACAAGTACAGATTATGAAAGACATCATTGAATACTTGTACGAAACGACAAATACAGAGAACCAGATTTATTACAGCGTAGAAAATAATACACTGGGCGAAGCTGCGCTTATGGCTATTGCTCAAGTCGGTGAAGAAAACTTTAGAGGCATATTTTTAACTGAACCAAGTAAGCCTGGGCAGAAACGTGCACGAAAGGGCTTTAATACAACGCACAAGAGCAAGTTGGCAGCGTGTGCAAAGCTAAAGAGTATGATTGAACAGAAGAAGTTGCACATTGCCTCTAAGTTGCTGATCTCTGAGTTTAAAACATTCGTGGCCCAGGGCAATTCATTTGAAGCAAAAGAAGGTGAGACGGACGATTTGGTTATGTCTCTAATATTAGCCATACGTATGATGCAAGCATTGCAAAGCTTTGATGCTGACCTTGATGAACGAATGAACGATGCATCTGATTACATTGACCCTTTGCCGTGGATTGCAGTATTTTCGTCAAATCATTATTGATCCTATACCGTACATTTAGATAAATACTTTATGTTCATCACAAACAAGTATTCTAAATGGTATCATTCAATAATTGAATCAGCTAACCACCGGGAACTACCGCTCAGTGTTTATGTCGAGAGACACCACGTTATTCCTCGCAGTTTGAGCGGTAGCAATAAATAAGTAAACAAGGAATATTATGCGCGAGCTTGATAAAGTAGCAGAGAATTTATTTGACAAGATCCGTACTCGCTTTGAGAACGTGAATCTGGGCGACGAGAAGTCCAAGCGTACAAGCGATCCTGAAAAAGCTCGCTTTTTTAACTTCGATTATGTAGCTAAAGACGGGGAGAACTTTGGCAATGTAACAATGAGTATCATTGACGGTGACGGTCTTAAGGTTTACTTCTCTAAGAACATTACTGATAACTTAGATAACGTACAGCAAGATGAATGGTTTACTTTCTTACGCAGTATACGTCAGTTTGCAAAACAAAACTTCCTAAGCTTTGATGCTCGCGATATTAACAAGAGTGGTTTAGACCTAAGAGATATTCAACAGCAGTCTAAGGCTGATGCAAAGTTTACCGGCAACGATGTGTCGGGCCCATCTACTATTGCTACTGAAAGCAAAATGTACGGGACACGTAATATGTCCTTCCAGGAATGCGGACCAGTGAAGATCCGTGTTAAGCACAGTGCAGCGGTAGATGAAGAGCGTCATGGTGCTCGTTCACGTAACATTGAAGCAATCTATCTCGACAATCATTTAGGTGAACGTCGCCTCCTACCGTTTACGAACTTACACGGCGCAAGGGCGATGGCGATGCACTGTAGCCAGGGCGGGGATATAGCTGATGACATTGGTCGCAGTATTGAAGGAATGGTAACAGAGATGGGCTCTATGCGCCATTTTGTTCGCGAAGCAAAGCGCCGCCAGTTTGAAGATTCGGAAACAGCACAAATGGCGGATGCAGCAGTATCGCGCTACAGCGAATTAAAGAGTCATCTACACCACTTAGCAGGTCACAAGGGTTATACTGAGTTCAAGGAGTCGTATCAACCAGATTCAGATGTAGAAGACGACATCGATGTTGATGCATTGCGCGAACGTTTTGTAAAGAAAGTGTATAACGAAAAGTTTACCGACGCATTACCTTATGTGTATCGTGCGTATAAGAAGCAACAAGAAAGCATGGCAACTCCAATGGGCGAACAGTTTGAGGATTGGGCATCTAATGTAACAGAAGACGCTTTTGAATCTGATGACGAAAAAGTTGATGCACTTAAAGAGATTATGGCTGCATCATTACAAGCCGGTGTAGAGGGCCTGGATGCCAATTTGGCATTGTCCCAAATTTTCAACGACGAGAGTTTAACTGACCAGATTACTGAATTGGCTAACTCACAAGGTCCAGAAGTTGACACACGCCAAACAATTTTGGATTGGATGCGTGGTAACGGTATGGGCTACATTGCAGACGACATCGAAGAAGAGTTAGCAACCGCAGAACAGAATCCACAACCTGAGCCAGCGCCCGAACCTGCTCCGAATCCAGATCCAAATGCAGTGCCACAAGATGCACCAGTGGATCCAAATGCACAACCAACCGAAAGTGCAGACCCTCTTGCACTAATCCGATATTTGGCTGGCATGACAAAACGATAATTGGTAAAAGAAAAATAGTCGTTTTCCTTGCTCAGGGATAAATACAATGTTACAATAAATTTACGTTACGCAAGTAGCGTGACGTTATTGCATCAAAGCAAAACTAAGACCAACTTAAAACTTAACATACAAGGAAATATTTATCATGGCACTTACTCTCGCAGAAATTCGCGCTAAACTACAAGCGCAATCCAACAACGGTCAAGGCGGCAAAGGCAAATTTGCTGGTGACAACGTAATTTACCCCCACTGGAATATCGCCGAAGGCACACAAGCCCGCATTCGTTTCCTGCCTGACGGCAACACCAAAAACTCTTACTTCTGGGTTGAGAAGGCAATGATCAATTTGACATTCGCTGGTATCAAAGGCGAGGCAGACTCTAAGCAAGTACGTGTGCAAGTACCTTGCGTCGAAATGTACAACGATGGTTCGCAATGCCCAATCTTGGCAGAAGTTCGCCCATGGTTCAAGGACCCTAACCTCGAAGAACTTGGTCGCAAGTACTGGAAGAAGAAGTCTTACTTGTTCCAAGGTTTCGTGCACGAAAACCCAATCGCCGACGACAAGGGCCCAGAGGGCAACCCAATCCGTCGTTTCATCATCAGCCCACAAATCTTTAACTTGGTTAAGACTGCGTTGATGGACCCAGAATTGGAAAACTTGCCAACTGACTACGTTGCAGGTCTTGACTTCACCGTTAAGAAGACCTCCAAAGGTGGTTACGCTGACTACAGCACATCCAGCTGGTCCCGTAAGGAAACTGCATTGACAGCAGACGAAGCGACTGCTATCGAAACACATGGTCTGTTTGACTTGTCTACATTCTTGCCAAAGAAGCCAGGAGAAGTTGAGTTGCAGGTCATGAAGGAAATGTTCGAAGCATCCGTTGACGGACAACCTTACGACCGCGAACGTTGGGAAAAGTACTTCAAGCCAAGTGGATTCCAATCCAAGGGTGCAGAAGATACAGCCAACGAAGGTACCGGCGTTGCAGTCAAGCCAAGCGCACCAGTCGCTCGTCCTGCACCAGCCGCTGCACCAGTTGCAGAAGCCGCTGCTCAACCTTGGGAAGAAGATGCTGCACCAGAAGCTACTGCACCAGTAGTAACTCCTGCTAAGGCAACTACCAAGTCCGCCGAAGACATTTTGGCAATGATCCGTAGCCGCAAGCAATCTTAATGTGTTAAGCATTGTATATCCAAATGGTGCCATGGGTAACACCTTGGCAGCAATGTTGGATTACTGTACGAATGAAGGTGGAAGTGATATTTTACCTTCATTCGTCCCGGGAAAAAATCTACATCATTACAAGCCTCTTGAATTATTTTATAAAATTTTCCACCCTGCCCGTCCGCCTCATGACAGTACAGTGATTGCGTCTACCTCGACAACTGAATTTGGTAAATTACTAATCCAGCTTATGAGTTTTGAAAAGTGGCACGGAAGGACTCCTGAATTCGGAGACATTATCTATAAAAAAGTTAGCGGCAATTATGGTGAACAATTAGAGATTTTATCTGTGTGTCTGTCTGATAGGCAACATGCGTTCGTATCAGCAGACCATGTGGTTGATGTATTATGGTATTGGGAAAATCCAAAAATGTTTTCAACAAAGCTCACCGAGATGGGACTAGCAGTGAATGAAGATAGAGTTTTAGAATTTTCGAAACTTGTCGCTGAATGTAACCAAAAATACTATGATAATATAGCCAGGTGTGTTAAAATTGCATATGATGTAATACAAGGGATACACTACACTGTGAACTTAAACTTTTTCGAAGTAGGAATAATTCATTCGATAATTAGTCGAGCGGTAAAGGATCACAGTTCAATGAAATTGCTTGTTGGTCATCCAACAAGCACAACTGAATTTATAAAGTTAATTAAGGAATAATCATGGCAAAACCATTTGACAGCATAAATAATGTATGCAAAATAAATTTCAAGCCTATGTGTACTTTTTAAAAAATAAGATAACTAATCAATTTTATATAGGATCAAGAGCAAGCAATATACGACAAAAACGTTCTCCAGAGGACGATTTATGGATTCATTATTTTTCTTCATCGAGGAAAGTTAAAGAGTTAATAGAGATGTATGGTGCAGATTCGTTTGAAGTTCAAATATTATTCAGAAATGAAAAGTACGAAGATTGTTTCTGGGAAGAACAAAGATTGATTAAAGAAAGCAAAACAGATCCGTTACGTTTGAATAAAGCGTATGTAGATAAAGAAACTAATTCTAGAGTTTTAACATCTTACGGTGAATCTGCTGAAGCTAAAGCAGCTCGTATTCAAAAAATGCAAGCGACTAAAAAAGGAAAATTTAATTCTAACGGTCATTTGGGATTGAAACATTCAGACGCAACTAAGCAAAAAATGAGTCAATCGCAACAACAGTTGAATTATAAGCATTCGGATGCAACTAAGCAACAAATGAAAGAGTATAAGCGTACTCCCGAACATGCTGCTAAATTAGGCGAATCATTAAAAGGTAAGCCCTGGTCCGAAGCTAGAAGACAATCATATTTAAAAGGAAAACAAAATGGCCAATCGCCCGTTTGATGTTAGCAAATTTCGCAAATCTATCACTAAGTCTATCGAAGGACTTAGCACAGGATTCAATGACCCGACTGACTGGGTAAGCACTAATAACTACGCTCTCAACTATCTAATCTCCGGCGCCTTTGACCGCGGTATTCCGTTGGGCAAGGTAACGGTGTTTGCTGGAGAATCTGGTGCGGGTAAGTCCTTTATCTGTTCTGGCAATCTTGTTGCCAATGCACAAAAGGCCGGCATATTTCCTATTCTAATCGATACGGAAAACGCACTAGATGAAAAGTGGTTACATGCTCTTAACGTTGACACATCGGAAGACAAGCTTCTGAAACTCAACATGGCAATGATCGATGACGTCGCAAAGATGATCAGCGAGTTCGTTGCACAATACAAAGATGTACCAGAAGCAGATCGTCCTAAGGTACTGATTGTACTTGACTCGCTGGGTATGTTGTTGACTCCTACAGACGTTAACCAGTTCAATGCAGGTGACATGAAGGGTGACATGGGTCGCAAGCCTAAGGCATTGACTGCATTAGTGCGCAACTGTGTTAACATGTTTGGCTCGTTGGGCATTGGCCTGGTTGCAACTAACCACACATACGCATCGCAAGACATGTTTGATCCAGACGACAAGATCTCTGGTGGACAAGGCTTCATCTATGCCTCATCTATCGTCGTTGCTATGCGCAAGCTTAAGCTAAAGGAAGATGAAGATGGAAACAAGACTAAAGAAGTTGCTGGTATTCGTGCAGCTTGTAAGATCATGAAGACTCGTTATGCAAAGCCGTTTGAATCCGTGCAAGTTAAGATTCCTTACGAGCAAGGAATGAGTCCTACGTCTGGATTGACGGATATGTTTGAAGGTAAGGCACTTCTAAAGAAGGAAGGTAACAGCCTAGTATATACAACAACTGATGGTGAAATTATTAAAAAATTTCGAAAAGGATGGGAACGTAATGACGACGAATGTTTGACTCGTGTTATGGCTGACATAACGGCTAATCCTCATCTGATGTCAGGCCGAACCCCGGAAACAGTAGATTCGATTGACCCGGTGGAAGAGTAATATGGATACATAGCAGTCTAGCTAAATAACTATAAAGGCTGCTATGTATTATGTCTATGCGTTAATTGATATTCGAACAGGTGATCCGTTTTATATCGGTAAAGGGCTTAAAGCTAACACTAGGCATTTAGACCATTTTAAAGAACGTGCAGATACGACAAGTAATCGGTATAAAACATTTAAAATCCTATACTTAACTAATAACGGATTTGACGTACCTGTAAAAATTCTAGTAGACAATATTGAGAGTGAACATGATGCATACTTACTTGAAGCTAAATTTATTAAGCAATACGGCAGAGAAAACATTGACGAAAATGGAATTTTAACGAACATATGTATAGATAACCGACCTCCTTCTCATTTAGGTAAAAAGCAATCTAAATTGCATATAGAAAAAAGAGTTGCAAGTTATGTTACTACTTGCAACACAGTGGGCAGAAAAAAGCATTCCGAGCAAACTAAGGCTAAGATAGGAAGAAACGGCAAGGAAAATGCTTTCTACGGAAAGCATCATACCAGTGAAGTGAAAGAGGCACATTCTATACGCATGTCAGGGAATAAGAATAATAGCAAGGAATTTGTTTTCGTTAATCCGGCCGGGGAAATGTTTAATGTAGTAGGAGAGTTTGCAAAATTTTGTTTGGCTAACAACTTGGTTGTGTCAACGATGGAAAAAGTGTTAAAATACAATAAAATACCAACTAGCGGAAAATGTAAAGGTTGGTTAGTAATAAGGAAAATCAAATGAGCATCGAAGTAGAAGTATTGAACGAAGTATACTCCATCCTTAAGCAGTACATCCCTGCCAAGGACCGTCAAGAGGCGGCAGACAACGTAATGAGCGTAATGGTTGATATGTTGTCTGACGAAGAGTTGCAAGACTTTGGCGGTAGTGACCCGACATTGTCCAAGGCAATGCGCGAGTATGCCGCTGAAGACGAAGACGATTACTACAACGAAGACGACGAGTAATGTGGTACAACAAAGTAGTCGCGGATTTATCCGCGCTACCTAACTTCATCCAGTACTTTGAGTCTGAGCTTATTGGAGCCCGTGGAGAGATAGCCCTTAAAGGAAACGTCGAGAAGAACGTTGCGGCGCTACCAGGGCAAACCGAGCATAGGTTCCATCAGCTGCAAGAAATTGAAGCTGTACTGGGGCACATGAACATTCAGCTTCGTAAGATACGCCGTAAACATTTCCAAAAGTATCTAGAAGGATACGCTCGAGCACTTACTAGTAGGGATGCTGAGAAGTATGTTGACGGCGAGGACGAAGTCATTGATTATGAAACATTAATAAATGAAGTGGCTTTACTGCGGAATAAGTACTTAGGAGTGATGAAGGGACTAGAGGCCAAGTCTTATATGGCTGGGCACGTGGTTCGTTTACGCACTGCTGGTATGGAAGACGTAACAGTGTAATGGACCATAAACAACTTGCAAGAGAATTATTAGACGAATGGTACTTGTGTGAACGTGCACAAGTACCTAAAAACGTTATTGATCTTCAACTTGCAAAAGACAGATGTTCGTCATTGGCGCACGTAGTAGATCAAGAGTATGCATGGGGGACATCAGACGACGAGTTACGAAAAGCTTGTGAGAAGTTAGCTCCGGCTCTTAAAAAGTTAAAAGAACAGATAGTATACGAGGTATTAAAAGATGGCACAATTCAGAAACGCATATGACTCGCATGACCACAGTATGCAAATTTTGGAACTATTGTACGGCTACGATAGTTTTCTAGACAGTTTGACTGTAGTCGCAGATATGGGCTGTGGCGCTGGTCTCGACGTAGAATGGTGGGCAACATTGGAAACACGCGATGACCCCCCTGAACCACATAACTACATAGTTTATGCAGTCGACGAAGACTTATCTAAAATCAACAAAGAGATCCTTGCGCTAGAGAATGTAAAGCCCATACAAAAGAATTTTGAGGATAGCAATCTATTTCCCCGAAAAGTAGATTTGATGTGGTGCCATGATGCGTTCCAGTATGCAGTAAATCCGTTGCAAACTCTTAAAAACTGGAGCAATGCAATGTCAGAGAACGGGATGCTCGTGATGGCAATGCCACAGAATATTCACTATCTGTACAATCGTATGCACAATAATACGCCAAGCGGGGTATACTACAACCACAACATCACATCGCTGATTTACATGCTTGCAGTGAACGGATTCGACTGTAAAGACGCATATTTCTACAAGAATATGAACGATCCGTGGCTTTATGCAGCAGTGTACAAGAGTGGTCACGCTCCTATGGACCCGCGCAAAACGTCGTGGCACGACCTTGCCGACGCTGACCTCATCAATGACAGCATTAAGCACAGTCTTAATAAGAATAACTATGTACGACAGGAAGACATCCTTACTACTTGGTTGGACAAAGGCTTTTATCGTATCCGTGAATAAATAGCTTATAAGGACACAACATGCGCGATTTATTAAATAAAATTGATTACTTTTTAACAGAAGCTCCTACCCTGGCCCCATCAGAATTAACTGGCGCTGGCCATGATGCTCGTTTTCCTCTTTTTATTAAAAAAATTGCATCTGGATCGCCTTTTACTAGTTTAGACGGGGCGGAAATAGTGATAGATCCGACAGAGGCAAGTCGATTCCAACAATTATTTGATACAGGACAATTTAAAGGGGGAATTAAGGCAAAGATATTGAATAGCCCTGATTCTATCCCTTTAAGTAAGCTTGCTAAAACAAAAGAATTTGGTGGTATGACTGCAGCCGTGGGAGAAAACCCTTCTGACGCAGGAAAAGAAGCGTTAAAGGTTAAGCCATCTCAAATTCATATATGCGATCAAAATATAGATGCTGCTGATTTTTTTGATATCATTGCGAACAACAATATATTGAGTAGCACTGACTACGGCAAAGTGGTACAGCAATTTGCTCGGTATATCATTTCTTCTGAACGGGTAGTATTTCCGGATGAGTATTTGGAAAAAGATAAAGAAAAAGTGCGTAACGCAATCGTTGATTATGCGGGCGAATACCTTGGAGTTTTGGCGTTGCTATATAATCGCACTGTATTCCCAAAGCGTAAGGCTTTCTTAGAATGGCTAGGAGGGGATATTGGCGAGTTAACGTTGAACTTCCCGCTTAAAGCAAATAATAACCTGGCTGATAGTTTCGCTAGTATTACTAGCGAAACAACCTCACATAGTGTCAATATTTCTAGTAAAGGGAATGGCGGCGGTGCCGCCCCTGCTATCTCCGGATTGAAAATTAGTCCAGAGTTAAAAGAAAACCGCAAATTAAAAAATGCTCTGCGTTTTGTGGAACTATGCCAAGCATCCGACAGGACAGTTGGACCTAGCACCATTACACAAGCATTTTCGGCAGTTGATTTTATATTTAATATAGCACCAGAATCTTTGCCGAAACACTGGCTAAAATTTTTACCGTTGTCTGAAAAGCATCCAAATTTAGTTCAACAATGTGTTACTGACCTTGCTAACTTTAAACAAGGCAAGGATTCAACGTTGCCTGCAAAGTTTAGCCCTTTATTCTCTGGGTTGAATGTTAAAAAACGCACATGCGATGCCGGTAAGTTAGTTTATAATCTAAAGAAGTATGTAGCAGAAGCAATTAATGAGCATAATGCTATTCCGGAGTTTCAATCTACAATATTGCAAATTTTAGAGATGAATTTTATTCAGCAGTATTCCGAATTTAAGGGAGGCGAATTAGTGTTTACAACTCAGTGGCCTGCTAAATTAGATGGCGAGATAAGTGTAGTTAATAAGTGTAGTGCTGTAGACCCAACAGCAGGGGGATTTAGTTTTAAATTAGGTAGAGTCACGGATGGTGATGATGGTTTTGGTGCAGGGCTTGACATTGACGACATTCCAGACGAAGAAACTCCATTGGCAAAACCTAATGTAATGACGGGCGGCCGCACAGAGATAGGCCCTAGCGCAGAAAAGTCAGCAGCCATTGCACGTATCAAAGACAAAGCAAGCACGGCACCTACTAGGGAAAAAATGGGTCGTGAAACCCGATAATTATGGACGACAAAATCAAAGAGATTTTGGATATACTCAAAGAAGAGTGCGGTGAGTTGGTAGTGGCGGCAAGCAAGTGCACACGTTGGGGCCTAGACTCGACTTGGCAAGATCGTTCCAACCAACAAAACCTAACGCAAGAAGCTGGTGATGTTATATGCATGATTGGACTTTTGGTTTCTAGTGGCGTATTGAATAAAGAAGAACTAAGCCAAGCAAGCGTTGCCAAGGCAGAGAAGCTAAAGAAGTGGTCCACAATTTTTAAGTAGGTTATCCAAAGTGGCTTGACAAACAATGCGTCTTAATGCATAATTAGAACTTGAAAGCAAAAAGAGTTCAAAAAACGTGTTTAATAGCAGTGTTTTTTGAAATGGTATAAATAACTTAACAAGCAGGTTGCATAATAATTAATCTTATTGTACAATAGCTTAAGTTAGAAAATTTAGCAGTGGTGCTAAATGGAATAAATAAATGTAGAAAGCGGTTGCACTTTAATTAATCTTAATGTACAATAGCTTAAGTTAGAAATTTAAACAAGGCAACTTAAAACGGTAAACAAAATGAAACATAGTCTCTTATCATTGCAAACATTAGCGGTCCAGGCGCAACAGCCCGTATGCGCACCGATGTGGCATGATGCGACTTTGTCCAATAGCTTTACATACGGCTCGTATAATGCGGGTACAGAAACTATTGTGACACGCGGGGATAATGAGATTACGTTCAGGGTTCGAGAAGGAAGTGGTTACGCTTAAACAGCAAGTAACACACAAAAACTTCAAGAACCCTGGGATCGAAAGACCTCAGGGTTTTTTGTTTTGTGAAAAGGAATAATGGAAACAGATAAAAAGAGTAAACAACAAGCAGAGTGGCTTGCAACGTATACAATGACTAAAGAGCAGTTTCAAAAGCTGATCGTTAGAAAGTTGGAACGCAATGCGCAGCTACAGTGCAAGAAAAAGTCGCATAAAGGCAGTTTAATTGCTTGCTAATATGCGCAGTGTGGATAGGTAACGTAGACCTAACAGAACACTATAAATTAAGCTGTAAAAAGGCGGACAGGAAACATGAAAACTGCGGTGAGAACGCATTAGTAAGACTCCTGGTTGGGGCATAGTGACCCCAACATATCTAGCAGCAATGCTAGGTATTCAAAAGTGCACAAGCTTGTGGGCATTAATAATGCAGATACCTTGCAGTGCACTTTTGAATACCTATTGACGTATATGGCGGCAACAATGTTGCGAAGCCGATAGACTCTGAATCTAGTGGCTACTTAGGGAGTAGCAACAATAGGTAGGACAATTTATGATCGGGATTTATGTAATGGTACCTATATTTGCAGAGTAACATAAATACTTTATATAGAGGTTCGATTATGAAGATATGCCCCAAATGTAATGCGGAGCACAGCAAGCCTGGAATGTTTTGTTCGAGGACTTGCGCCAATAGTAGATCTTTTACAGCAGATACTAACAAGAAACGTAGCGAAAGTAACAAAAAAGCTATTGCATTGTTAACTGAAGAGCAAAGCAAAAGCATACTTGCTAAACGCATTACTAGTTATAGAAAAACTAAGCCACAAAAGTTTTGTATTTGCGGTAAAGTTGTACATCCGGCTAATAAGCATGGCATGTGTTGGGATTGTTACATACAGAGTGACGTTGCGGCTGATGCTCGCGGACATCACTATAAAAATTATGCGAGGTTACGTGTAATTGACAGCAATGGTAACGACATGATGCTTATGTCGTCGATGGAAATTGAATTTTACAATTATCTTATTGCAAACGATATAAAGTGGAGCAAACCAAGCTCACTGCGATATAAAGATAATATAGGCAGAGTACATTGGTATAAGCCTGATTTTTATCTAATAGATACGCAGGAAATTATTGAAATCAAAGGTCATTGGTGGAACAATGACAAAGTTAAAATGCAGTGGGTGATAGAACAAAATCCTGCTGTGAAAATTAAAATCATAATGAAAAATGATTTAAAAGAGATTGTTGGGGGTAAATCGATTGGAGCAGATATTGGTCTTTGAAATCAAGTGAATGGGTTCGACTCCCATACCCCCTACCAAAATGGCCGGATAATTAAATGGTATAATAATCGCCTGATAAGCGGTATTTGTGAGTTCGATTCTCGCTCTGGCTACCAAGTTTATGTCGCGTTTGACTTTTGGTGAGGTCAACAGGCTTTCATCCTGTGCAGGCGGGTTCGATCCCCGTACGCGACTCCAGTTAGTTTGCATCGGTAGTTTAATGGTAGAACCGCGGTGTTACATACCGTAGACGGGAGTTCGATTCTCCAACGATGTACCAAGTTTTTAATCTGTGTTTAGCTCAGTCTGGTAGAGTTCTCGGCCTGGAACCGAGGGGTCCAAGGTTCGAATCCTTGAGCGCAGACCAATGTATTTTCAGGGTGTGGTGAAATGGTATCATGCGACGTTTGGGACGTCGTGGCCAAGGTTCGATTCCTTGTACCCTGACCAGTTAGGCGTGCTTAGTTTATTGGTAAAATCAAACGTTGCCAACGTTTAGTGAGGAGTTCGATTCTCCTAGCCCGCACCAAGTTATATGCCGTAGTAGCTCTCGGGGAGGGCACCACACTGTCGATGTGAGTCAGGCGAGTTCGAGTCTCGTCTACGGCGCCAGTTATAGGATAGGTTCAGCAAACAATTACATTTGACTTTTAATCAAAACCGTAAAAACTATCCTGCTATTTAATGTTGTATCGCTAGAGTTGGAGTGCTAGAGCGGGCTGTAACCCCGTGCCCTTCCAAGGGTAGTAGGTTCGAATCCTACATGCAACACCAGTTTATATTCCGCAGAATCCAAGTATGGACAAGGACGTGACTGTTAATCACTGTTTAAACTGGTTCGATTCCAGTGTGCGGAGCCAATTTTATGCGTGTGGTTTGTGGAATACGTTTGGCCTTCCAAGCCGAAAGATGCAGGTTCGAACCCTGTCACCCGCTCCAAGTTTATTTTGCAGTGTGTTAAAAGATAAAGAAATCAAAAGTATTAAATGTAATACTTTTAGTTTAGGTCAAGTATCTTAAGAGGAAGAGAGCATCCCTCATAAGGATGAATGTGCGATTTCGAGCATCGCCTTGACCACCAGAGACAAGCTGAATTGATGTAGTGGTAACCTAGCTGCTTGGTACGTAGCTTACGTGGGTTCGATTCCCGCATTCAGCACCAGATTTTGAGATAGACGATTGAGATTGAGTCCCTTGTATTCTAGTGCCCTATTTCTTGAGCATGACACACCAGTAGAATTGTGCAAGGTAGTTTAAACTCTCTTAATTCGAGACAACCCAGCGAGTCCTTAAGAAAGATAGTTGGTCTCTCAAAAACCTACAATGGGCTGAGTAATGGGTTACGGTGATCACTTGCAATGATCATGTCTTGAGGGGTTCGATTCCCCCATGGTCCACCAACATAGGCTTTAGAGTGATTAGAAATCCTGCTCTTCACATGTGAGAGTGTTGCGAAGTTTGAATCTTCGATAGCCCACCAGTTTATGCCTCTGTAACTCAGTGGATTAGAGTACTTCGCTACGAACGAAGGAGTCAGGAGTTCGAATCTCTTCAGAGGTACCATATTATGCGCAAACTAAGATCGACTTAGTGTATGGCGAAGTAAATGCCATAAAAGAGCACATACGATATCGGTTATAAGGATGCTTGCAGCAACGATCTTTTAGATCAGTTGGTTCGATTCCAACACCACGCACATCGCGTAGTACGCTCTGCAGAGCGACGGCTTCATGCCGTCTATTAAGGCATCCTGTTATATTTGCTCTCTTAGTTCACTCGGGAGAATAGTGGTTTTGTAGTCCACAGAAGGCAGTTCAAATCTGCCAGAGAGCACCAAGTTTTAGGCAAAGTTCTGCAAACAATACAGACTTAAACTTTTGGTGTCTTAGTCGACAACCTTTGCCTGTTATATATTGGGGAATGGTGAAATGGTAGCCACGCTGGTCTTTGAAATCAGTGCCTGTAAAGGGCGTGTACGTTCAAGTCGTACTTCCTCAGCCAATTATGCGGCCCTTAGTGTAATGGTAAGCACTCGATTCTGTGAAAATCGAAGACACGGTTCAAATCCGTAGGAGTCCGCCCATATTTTTATGCAACTTTAGCAAATGTGGTCATTGCAGCGGTCTGAAAAGCCGATGAAACAGGTTCGATCCCTGTATGTTGCACCAACTCATTAACCAAGGAATATCATGCGTCTCGTAGCAACCAGCGACACCCATTCACCCGTAGACCCAAAGAAGATCCCGGACGGGGATGTGTTTGTACATGCAGGTGACATTATGACAACAGGTTACTTAGACGAATGGCGATGGGCAGTCGAATGGCTTGCCGCACTGCCACACAAGGTGAAGCTTTTTGTTCCCGGAAATCACGATTTCCACTTACAAGTTTATCCTGGCCCAGCATTGCAAGATATGCGACGTGCCGGGGTAACAGTAGTTGGCCTTCCTGGTAACAACGATTATACATCGTGCTTGCTGCCCAATGGAAAGCGATTGCTTGGATTGCCGCAAGTCACTAACTTGCCCAGGTGGGCATTTAGTAGCACTGAAGCAGAAATTGCAGATTACTTGAGCAAGCTGCCTGACTGCAAGTATGACATTGTCGTATCCCATGCACCAGTGTATGGATACTTAGACGTGTCAGGTAGGACAGGCACAAGCGTTGGTAATCGCGTTTATCCGAATTTCTTAGCAGATAAGAAACCGGAGTTATGGATACACGGACACATACACGAAGGGTATGGTCACGTTAAAGTTGATGGTTGCGACATTTACAATGTGGCAATGTCAGATAGAAAAAGTAGGCACGCTAATGCGCCTATTGTGTTAGATATTTAATGCCCCGTTACGCTAATTGGGTCATAGCGGCGGTCCGAAGAGCCGTTGAAGACAGAGACGATGCTAAATTTAAGCAAACAAAAGATCTAGTAGAATACAAATTCGGAGAAAATCTCCAGGCAGAATTTAATTATTGTAAACAAAAATACGGAATTAAATTCTGGGAAACATTATACGCCCAAGTAGCGCAATAGGTAGGAGGCAGCAGATTCAAAATCTGTACAGTGTGGGTTCGAATCCCATCTTGGGTACCAAAATTTTACATCGTGTCAGTTCGAATCTGAGACAGGGTACCAGTTTTAGGATCAGTTCAGCAAACTTTAAAAATTTTCTTTGTTCGAAAACTAAAAGTTGATCCTGTTATATTATGCATCGGTAGCTCAGTTGGTAGAGCACTAGCGTTAGTATGCATAAATAAACATAAGAGGTTACTATGTTTATTTGTAAATTTTGCCAAAAAGAATGTAAAAACGATAACTCGTTACGCAATCACGAACGATGCTGCCCGTTAAATGCTACTAGAGTGTACAAAAATGGTATGACCGGCAAGAAAGGTAGCAACCAGTATGTGTTTGCTAAACAAGAAGGCACAGTGATGCCTGTTCCGTGGAACAAAGGATTACCCGGAATATTTGCAGGTAAAACGCATAGTGATGCTACTAAGAAAATTTTAAGCCAGAAAGCATCTACTAACAACAAAGGTGGCAGATGTAAATGGTTCGAGGTTGCAGGCCAAAAATGCCAAGGCACCTGGGAAAGAAATGTTGCGTTAAAGCTTGAGGAACTGGGCATCGCCTGGACTAAGCTTAAAACGAATAAAGATATATTAGAGTATGAGATGGACGGAAAAACTCGTTCATATACTCCGGATTTTTACTTGCCTGCATATGATGTTTACTTAGAGATTAAGGGGCATTGGTGGGGCAACGATAAAGAAAAGATGAGAATTGTTATGCAAGTACATACTGACAAAAAGATTGTCATTATGGAAAAAGCACAATACGAGAAGTTTTTGGGGGGTGAGCTAGTCTGGTGATTCCAGCGTCTGCCTGAAGAGTAGAAGAACTAGGTTCGATTCCTAGACCCCCTACCACAGTTAAATGCGGGTATAGGCCAATTGGTAGAGTCGACAGATTTAAACCCTGTAAAGTGAGAGTTCGAATCTCTCTACCCGCACCAAAATTTGGGTTGTTAGCAAAGCGGCAGATGCAGCTGACTCTTAATCAGTACCAGGCGGGTTCGACTCCCGTGCGACCCACCAATTATCGGTCTTTAGTGAAATGGATATCACTACTGTCTTCGAAACAGTGAGTGCCAGATCGATTCTGGCAGGACCGACCATTTAAGCCACTGCTATAGGCATAGTAAGCTCTGCAGGCTTAAATGCAGAGTCGACTTATAGGACTTGCTAGTAAGGAGTAAACTAGCACACAGAATTATGCACCCTTGCTGCAATTGGTAGTCAGGTTAGTCTTAGAAACTAAATGTTCTCGGTTCGAATCCGAGAGGGTGCACCAATATGCCTTCATAGTGTTAGTGAGAACACGACTGTTTCGTAAACAGTAATCGCTAGTTTGATTCTAGCTGAAGGCTCCAAGTTAATGGATAGGTGGCGAAATGGTAGCCGCAACAGTTTGCTAAACTGTCGTTCGAAAGGGCGTGGAGGTTCAAGTCCTCTCCTATCCGCCAAATTATATATCGGTAGTTCCAATTGGCAGAACAGCAGTCTCCAAAATTGCGTGATGAAGGTTCGAATCCTTCCCGGTATGCCAATTATGCTTTGTTAACTCAATGGGAGAGTGCCGTCCTGACTCGACGGATACAAAGGTTCGATTCCTTTACATCGCACCAAGTTAGTTGATAAATAATGTTTTATCTGCTATAATTAAATTATGTATAATGCAATCATTTTCTCTGACGTCACTGACCACTTGGTAAGTATTCCTTCCATTGGTCCGTACAAACTTGCGCATTCGTTACGGAAAAATGGATTTACATGTTTGGTAGTTAATCACTTGTCCGAATGGTCGTATGATGAACTCACTAATTTGATAGATACTGCGCTAACCGATGAAACCTTTTTAGTAGGGTTCTCTACTACATTTGTTATGGACAAAGTTGCAGTGGATAAGCAGGCGGCGCGAATTAAAGACCTTGACACTACTCTGATTTTCCCTCAGGGAAAAGAGTTTGAGAAATCTGTCATTAAGTACATTAGAAGCAAAAGCGACAAGGTTAAAGTCGTGGTCGGCGGATCTAAAGTCAATGCACAATACAACAACAAAAACATTGACTATGTGTCGTTGGGCTACAGCGAAGTTAGTATCGTTAATCTAATGAATCATCTGGTTAACGGATCTAAGTTAGAAAACGCAATGAAGAATTTATATGGCAGGGTAATCATTGATGATCGCTATGCCAAGTCATACGATTTCGCTAACGAAGATATGCAATGGTTAGACATAGATGTCGTAAACCATAAGTGCATCCCAATTGAAGTTGGTCGTGGTTGTATTTTTAAATGTAAGTTCTGTTCATACCCATTGAATGGAAAGCAAAATTTAGATTTTGTTAAACGACCAGACTTAATCAAAGCTGAGTTTGAATACAACTACGACAAGTTCGGTATTAAGAATTACATTATCGTTGATGACACATTCAACGATCACATAGATAAATTACGCTCATTCGAGAAAGTTGTAAGTGAGCTTTCGTTTAAGCCTGTGCTTTGGGGTTACCATAGATTGGACCTTATTTGCATTAAACCCGAGACCCTTGATATATTGTATAACATGGGAATTAGAGGACTGCACTTTGGTATAGAATCCTTTACTCCTGCGGCTGCAAAGTCTATTGGCAAAGGATATAACACCAACAAGATGATCGAGATGATTGCGTTCATTAAGGATAAGTATCCCGACATGATATTACACGCAAGTCTTATCGTTGGATTACCTGGTGAATCCGTGGAGCAAGTCACTGAAGTTAGCCGTAGATTAGTGGCGCATGAAATTAAGCTTGACTCGTGGTACTGGCATCCGTTAACAATCGAGCAACCGGGCTCGTTAACTTACACCAGTGAGTTCAGTGCAGATTACGCAAGCTTTGGTTACACAGACATTGGTACTGGTAGTGATGAATTTAGTATTAACTGGAATTCGGCTGATATGAATAGAGACAAAGCAATTGAACTTGCTGACATATTCAACAATGACTCTATGTGGAAAACAACTGAACGAGTAATGAACCCATATTTTACGATGCAATTGGCATCGTATGGATTTGATTACAAAGAGATCAGTAAAGTAAAATTTAATGATTTCCCGTTCGGTAAAATTCAGCAAGAGTTGAAACCAAATCACCATGCAGAATACAAAGCAAAATTACTTGAGTTAATAAAATGCTAATTCCAAGTTACTATTATAAACAATACTTTGACCATCTCGCGCATACCGGACTTGTGCCGTATGCAGAGTATGTGCCACAACGCAATGTAGATTACATCACTCCCGACAGGCAACGATACGAGCTTGCGTTTAGTGATGATAGCTACATCAAAGACAAAAACATTTTAGATGTTGGTTCTTATCACGGATACATGCCGTTCATTGCAGCTCAACGTGGTGCACAATCAGTAACAGGCATAAACATCAAGCCAGAGCCAAATGCAATAGCAGACTATGCATTTGATCAATTGAGTGTAAAGAATTACAAGTTTTTACTTGGTGATGCAGAAAAGCAAGATTACTTGTATAACGAGTGTCATGGTATTGACACTGTTATGCTTTGCAAGTTTCTCGGAGAGATTGCAAATCCTATCTCAGTGTTGGAAGTTATATCAAACAGCGACATAAAGCAGATGATTTTAACAGAGACTGTTTCATCAGTAACCGGTGTTCCATCACTAGAATATCGCTTTAATAGTGCAACGAGTAACTTCTCGGGCAACTCAAACAGTAAGAATATGGGCGATTCAGTGACATTAGTTGCTATGCCCAACGTTCCGTGGTTAACATCGGTGTTATACTACATGGGATGGAAGATAGAGAAATTTAATACAACACAGGATTTTAATCCTGGTTGGTTTGCGGCCCCGAATCAGGTCGCATATCCGCCACGTATATTGCAAACTGCACATATACTGGCACGTAAGTTTTAAGGATCTTAGGTGCGCTGGGCGCTAATCGGCTTCGAATACCGACCCACTGTGAAAACGGTGAAAGTTCGATTCTTTTAAGATCCGCCAAAGAATATGGGATGTGGAGACCTTGGAGGTTAAGCGGCTTTGAATACCGTTCCACTGTTAATAGCGGTGATGGTTCGACTCCATCACATCCCGCCAAATTTAGGAAGATGTTGACCGAGTGGTCTCGGCACTTGTTTGGAAAACAAGGGACTGGCTTACGCTGGTCGGGGTTCAATTCCTCCTTCTTCCGCCATTTTACGGTCGGTATTGCCCGGGCGCATTCAGAGGTCATGACTCTGTGGGCCGACCACCAATTAGGAATCAAAAATGTTCTGCCAACCACACTTCACCGCGACTCATTAGTGCAAACTAAAGGAGCGCAAAATGAAAGTTAGAATCGAAATGCCCGTCTACCTAACAAGGGACGAGCACAAATATGCACGCCAGGAATTCGTTGACGAGATCTTGATGTGGGCAATGGAAACAGAGTTGGATGCGGATTTTTACGCATTCACATACGAACGAGAATATGATTACCGCTGGGGTAAGGTTAAGAAGGCATGGGCTGTGTTCACTGTGGAAACAGACAGCACATTTATGTTTACCCTAAAGTGGGGTGCATTGATGCACAAAGACCAAAACAAGGTTGCGCAATAATACATCTTAATGTATAATAGAAGCTTAGTAAGTAGTTAACGGAAACGGCAACGAAAGTTGGTAGACACAATGTTAAAAGAACTTGCTAAGTAATTGTTCTTATTGTATAATAAGACATAAGTTAAATAAAGCAGTAAATGATCGAGTTAACTGCAAGAGTTTAGTGTTTGATTGCACACCACTAGATGGGGCAATAAGGTAGCAGACGGCAGAAATGACCTAATGCGAGAAACACATTTTGTTCATTAAAAATTTAATGAGATATGATTTCCCTAAGCTGATGACAGTGCTGAGCCCAAGTTTGCGGCAATACGCTTTAACAGTCCGCTACATCGTGAAGATGCTGCGAAGCATAAGGGGTCATATTCAAATGCATTGGATTCCTTTTAGCATTGGCTGGACGTACTAAGCCACAGCAGTGTTAGATTTCTTTTAATGTGTTTGAATATGATTTACAGTCGATCAGCGCCCCGGGGTCGTTTACGCCGGCAAGCGTTTAGTGATTGTGGTTGTATAGCGGCACATGGAGCCCGGTCCTCTGTGCATGTGAATATACTCCGGGACTAATACTAAGACATCAACCAGTAAGAGAGTAGATGCGAAACCGAACCGGAACAATGTTCCGGTCTTCACAGCAATGTGACAAACGATGAGCAAAGTCGGTCCAGTAGGGTATGAAGAGTGATGTCGGCGGTGATGTTGCCAGGGACAGAAGTAGGGATTGGTTAAGTCCAATTCAAACGCCGTGTATTCCCAATTAATTAGTCGGAGTAATTAACCGAGATAGTAAACAGTAGGGCATCATCCTTCCGCAGTGCTCTTTGCAGTGATGTTCCTGAAAAGGCCATAAACAGCGTCAGCTAAGGGAAACTGGATGCTGAGAAAAACTGGGGTAAGAGTCCCAACGTAGCGGCAGGTCATATTTGTTAGTTGTTTTAAGGCTGATATCTGCAAATTGAAGCAGACTGAGTCTTGGCTCTTGTCCATGCGTGTTGCAGCACAAGTGGTAAGGATGTTTGTATTATTGTAATGGAAGCAAGCCCCTAATTTTCGGGGGAAGTGTAAAGGGTCGACCCTGACATACAGTTACAAGATTTCAGCCTTAAAACAATTATTATGCGGAGTTGGCATATTGGTTGTGTCCTAGCCTTCCAAGCTAGTCAAAGGAGTTCGATTCTCCTACCCCGCTCCAAGTTATTAACTTGGACTGTGTTGCTAGTCGGATTTGAAGCCGAAAGCGGATAGGTTCGATTCCTGTCATATGTGTTAGTTTAAATTTAATGAAAGAAGGTACTATATGAAACGAAAATCTCGTAAACTATAGTGTCAACTTAGATCCCATATTTGGTCTTGGTTGGCACATAAAAGAAAATTAAAATGTGACCAACCACTGCAAGCTTTAGTGGCGAAGCAGCCGGCTCTTACCCGGAGGATACTCAGTTCGATTCTGAGGCAGTGGACCAAATATGGGATGCAAGCTTTAAAGTGAAGCAACAGGCTTTTACCCTGTAGAACTCGGGTCGGTACCGAGGCGTCCTACCACTTTGCAGTGGCCATATAGAAGTGTATTTACGGTTGGGGTACCTAGCAACTGGACGCAGGGGCTACCCGAAAGGACAGGCATGTCTACCGAAAGCTAGGAAACAAATGCACTTCTATATGGTATCGCGACTGTAGCTCAGAGGAAGAGCAGGAGACTCATAATCTCTTGGTCGGGATGTCGGAATTCCCCGGTCGCACCAAATTTAGTGGGTCGTTAGTGTAATGGCAGCATCGCGGATTCCAAATCCGTTAGGTCTGGGTTCGAGTCCTAGGCGGCCCGCCAAGTTTTAGGATTCTTTCAGCAAATTCAAAAATTTCAACGTTTATGAAAAAAGCGAATCCTGTTGTATTTTCTCAGTGTAGCTCAGTCTGGTTAGAGCACTGCGTTTGGGACGCAGGGGTCTAAGGTTCGAATCCTTATACTGAGACCAAGTTTTGTAGTAAATCCCCTGGTGGGTGATAAAAGGCGTTGCGGAATGCTTAGTATTAGGGCAGTCGTTAAATATCGAAGCGCAAACTAATTGAGTTGTGTCTCAGCCTACTACAAATTATTTTTATGCACACGTGGCGGAGCGGCCCAACGCACTGGATTGCAAACCCAGAAAATCATCAGTTCAAATCTGATCGTGTGTTCCAGTTTTTATGGCCAGGTGGCAGATCGTTTATGTATCAGGTTGCAAACCTGGGGAGGGTGGTTTAACTCCATCCCTGGCCTCCATATTAGTGTGTAGTTCAACATTTAGAACCCCGGCGGAAACAGTTGCCAGCGTATGCAACTAACGCCTAGGATGTTTGCAGGTGAGAATCCTGTCACACTATTCAGTTTTGCGGTAAGTTAGGCGACGAGTCTGTGTCTGTATATGAGTAGGCAGTAATTAGCTGAGGGGTATATAGCGATGGGAAGTAACGTTACCCATTGTAGAAATGACAGATGTGAGTTGGGTTCGAATCCCAATTACTGCACCAAGTTTTGTTTATGTGAGCACACGGATACCTACTGGACAGGTTAGTCGACCAAGGCACAGTCTGTCGTACTGATGCGTGTGGCAGTGCAGTAATGCATCGGCATATAGCTTGGATACTATGTGCGATAAACAAATTCAATTTCCCGATGCAAGCAATACGATAGTAAGCAGCTTGGACTATAATGTGTAGAAGCCCTGTCTATGACGTCGGAAATCTTATTCGCCCCACTTAGGTAATCCAGCTTCGACTCTAAAGTCGTTGTTAGAATAGTTACGCCAAGGTTTAGGCAAGAAAGTTGTTATTGCGATACGATCTTCGGTCATGCCGCGTACAGTATGCATAGTCGAAACATCAAACCAGTACCAAGTGCTTTGTTTGCACACAGTATTTTCGAGTACTTCTGTTCCGAAACGATCAGAGTACCATTCGGTAGTTGGTCCAGCAGGTGTTACGAGATAATTGTATCCGTCACTTCTGTTTTGGTCGATATGTATATCATCTGCTTCGTGATTAGTGAAGCGGTGTATACGAATCCAGTATTCGCGGGAAATGGGCAAATTAGTATAGCACCATTCCTTAATGTTTTCAGGGACTTCGTATTGGAAGTAATCACCCTCTCTAGCCTTTGTGGGCCAGATGTTAGGTGCAATGTGTACGAGGTCTAGTACTTGTTTTTCGAGTTCCGCTGGCAGCGTTGGCCAGCCGAGTTCATTGTGATATTTGGGCATAATAATATTTATAGTGCATAGATTTGTGTTATAATAAGTTGTGCCAGAGTTTGAATCGTCTGCGTTTGGTCATATGTTAGGTGACGATGAAATAGATGCTTGGTCTTCAGTGCATAAGAAGGCCAAATAAGAACAAAAACAAAAATAAAAAATTTAGTAGGTAGCTCATTGCAGCTAAATACATGTATATAATGCCCTGGTGGTGGAATGGTTTACACAGCAGTCTTAGAAACTGTCCCCGAGAGGGTTGCGAGTTCGAGTCTCGCCTAGGGCACCAAGTTAGTTAAGTATTGCTAAATACTTTATGGGGGATTAGGCTAGTGGGAAACCGGTGCCTTTGCAAGGCTCATTCGCGAGTTCGACTCTCGCATCCTCCACCATTTTAATCGTGATTTCGTGTAAATACATTATAACAATAACAAGGAGTTATGATGGCAAAACAATACGAAGTATACGTCCAAGGAAAGTATTACAAGACTTTCGAAACTGACAATTCTATGTCGTTAGTATGGGAGATGACCAACCTGTTAGCAACTGCTACAGTTCACACAGAAATTCCATGGTATGACAGCAAGAAGCCCGATCATATCAAAGTAGTACCAGAAGACTACGATGTAGACGTCAAGGGTGAATCTACACCAGACGCAGATTAAGGATAAATTATGAACTTTAACGCATACATCCAAGGTAAATTATACAAAGCAATCACTGCTACATCAGTATTAGCTGCGCTTGCACAAGTAGCTGCTGATATTAAAGCAGGCTTAGTAACTGGCTACGATTCAAGTAAGCCAGAAAATATTACGCTAGATAATATCTCGTAAGAATTTGAAGACGACAAGGTTCCCTGCACCACAATGTCAAGCAGGACTTCAAGTCACCATGTTCGATGGGCCATATAACAGAAAACTAGGTCCACATATTTCGCTGCTATCGACTATCGGTTAGGTCAACAGGTTTTCATCCTGTAAAGCGGGGTTCGACTCCCCGTAGCAGTACCAAATAATCCTTTGACGGTTTATGGTGAGAAACGCTTCCGTCACAAAATAAAAACCATGGTAAAGCGGCGCTGCAAGTCAAGGAAGCTTGCAATCAATTTTGGGTTGTCAAGGATGGTCACATGCACAGTGAATAGCTGTAGGAGCATTATCGAGTGGGCGCCAACGCACTCTTGGTCAGACAAGGGTTCAAGTCCCTTACAATCCACCAAATTTACGTTCGAGTAGCGGCCAAGAGAGAAAAGCTACGTTTGTCATGTATTGTAACTGCTGGGACACCCGATAAATTATCCGCCCTTCTCGGATATTGCAGTAACATTGGCGCAGTGTTATGTATTGCACGTGGCACGAACGTAAACCTTTTAGCATAAATAGTTTGATAGTTGTTTTAAGGCTGATGACGGTAATCGTCAGTAGGTCTGTAATCTTCCTTTACTGTTCTTGGCGTTACCGCGTCATTTAGAGTATTGATGTGTAAGTCGGCAAGGTGCGGACACCGTCCAGAGCGGCGGGTAGGCAGGTTCGATCCCTGTACACAGTAGAAGACGTCAGCCTTAAAACAATTTAACGCAGGTAGGGTCTGGTCACCAGCGAGGTCTCATAAGCCTTAGCCATCCTTGGTTCAAATCCAAGACCTGCAACCAGTTTTAGGATCAGTCCAGCATTTAATAAATCCAAGCAGCGAGTCCGGTTCGATTCCGGGCAGGGCACGGAGTGTCTTGTTAGTGTAATGGTAGCACAGCCGCCAATTAAAGTGATCCTGTTATATTTGTTGCCCGCCGTAGAAGGTATCGAGCAGCGCGCCAATTTAGTTGGCATAGCGTCGTGATGTAGTGAATAATAAACTGATAAAAACACTATGCAACAAAAGGTTTCTTGCAAGAAGTACAGAGGCACGGTGGTCCAACGAGGTGGGGACTATAAAAGCCGATTAACGCCTGGGGTAAAACTCCATACGCCTTCCCAATCCCATGCGAGCGAGACTTGATAGTCCGAGGAGCCTTATACACTCTTTCCGCCAGATTAGCGGCTTTGATAGGGTTTGATTCCCTACGCTCGTACCACGTTATAGCATAGTAAAATGATAAAGCAACTATTCACTAAATAGTACTAAAGTACAATACTATGTTCTCCTTCTTTAAGAAAAAGTTTATTAAACAACCAGCAGACTTCGGGCCTACTACAGTAGATCCTGTAAAGATGACGCTGACTGAAAGAAAGCAATGGCGCGAGGAAATGGTAAAGAAAGCAGTGCATGACGCTCTTGCTTCATACGAAGTTATCAACGGCATGTATCGCTACCGTGTTCATCTACTTGATGAACGTGCTCACTACTTCATTGTAACCATTGAGACTACCAAGCACTTTGCAATGAGTAAGCACACTTCGACTGTTAAGCTTTCTCAGATGGAAGAGACGATAAAGAAGATTGCGTTTAACTCATACAACATCGTAATCGATGGTGTGTATTGGAAAGCTAATGAGACAGTGGATGTGTTTGAAAACAAAAAAGAACACAAAATTCCTTCCACTCGTCCTGTCCGGGCTATACACGAGATAGCACGAGATTTCAAAGATTCAGTCCCTGGATGGACAGACTCTGCTTATACAGACCGTGATAGCTATGCACGTGAAGTAGACGGCAAAGAGTACAGTACTGAATTAGCCGCTTTGGGTCCAAATTAAATTACCGTTTTCCTTGCAGTATAAATAATACTGTATTATAATTGTTTTAAGATGATAGAAATCAAAGAGTTTATTACCCGGTCAAGAGACGAGCGTAGAAGTCATTTAGACTTAACTACTCCTTGTTGCGAGCGCGGTGGAAATTCCACTTAACCATAAAGGCGTGCTTGCACAGTATCTGGATACGACAATTCCGTCGGGTAGAATCCTTTGTGCCACGGATGCCACAATGGTAAGTGCAGCAACCCGAAGCATTTGTATTGGGGAACTGATGTAGATAACTTGACTATTGATCGTGCAGAGCAACCAGGAGGACATAAAAGTCCCTGGGACAAAATGATAGAGAAATACGGGTACGAAGAAGCTTGCAGAATTAATAGTAGAAAAGCAGTAGGAAATACTGCCGGTCGAGGCAATAAAGGTAACGTATTAAGCGAAGATCACAAGGCAAAGATTGCAGCCAACCACAAAGGTGGCAGGAAAAAGAATAACGCGGGTGTGGAGAAATCGGTAAACTCAGTTGACTTAAAATCAACCGCCTCACAGCTTGACGGTTCAAGTCCGTCCACCCGCACCATAAATAGTTAGTATAAAGCCCTTATAGCTCATTTGGTAGAGCGCCGCTCTTGTAAGGCGGATGTGGTCAGTTCGAATCCGACTGAGGGCACCAGAATTGTTAGTCAGTAGTTTTAGGAGAATGCCAATGTGATAAGTCGTATAGGACTTTACCGGACCAGCGTAAACTGGGATGTATCACAGATGAAATTTAACTATACTGCTGATATGTTGGCGCAGACTTGAACGGGGTTATTGGACCGTAGCGCAAGAATTTATTCCGCAGAAACCGAGTAAGGACATGGTCGGGACTGTTAATCCCTGTTTAAACTGGTTCGATTCCAGTGTGCGGAGCCATTATTAGTATCTAACCTGCAACAGCAGAGTATGATGCTTGCCCAGTGTGCAATATTAAGAAGCCTGCCTCGCAAAAATTTTGCAGTCATAAATGTGCGCAGACAAATAAAAGAAAAGTAGATTGGGATATCATAGACTTGCTCAAGTTATAACATAAGTGAACTAGAGAAAATGCTAAATATCTCTAACGCTGCGCTTTATAAGCGTCGTGACAAAATATTAAAGACGCAACAACTAAATACTGTATGATAATTATGAAAAGTGAACACTTTACATTACTTGATGAAGAACATGCAGAAGTAAGTAAGCATTTATGCCTCATGTGGGGCAAGAAAGAATTTCGTCCGTACATGAATACTTTGCTCAACGTGACCGTGTCAGGTAGAGCAAGAGAGTTTGGCGCAGATGCATTACTTGCATTAATTGAATTGAGTCAAGAACACCAAAAAGAATTTAGGATTTAGTATGTCAGGAGAGTTGATCACGAATTTGCTTACGTTGAATGCAACGTTCCCTCGCATTGCTAAAGGAATTGAATTGTTTTGGGGAAACAAAGAGTTTCCGGATTACATTAATAAGTTGTTGGTGGATGGCCGCAATGACAGGCAGGGATTCCCAGCTGAAGTAACAACCGCATTGTTTGCGTTACAAAAGTTACATGCTGAATCGTTTCCCGAATATGAAGATGATGAAGATGGTTGGATGTCAACCTCTTTTTAAATTGCCTTGATAGCTCAGTTGGTAGAGTGCCGTTTTAGAAATATAGCTAATGTCATACACAAACTGAAAACTTCGGAAGCAAGGGACACGGTAGCAGATATAAAAAGTTAACTAAACGAAATAGTTATCTTAGAGCATACAAAAGCCTTGGTGCGTAGAGAGGTCATACGTCTCCTTTACACGGAGAGCGATACTGGTTCGAGTCCAGTCCAAGGTACCATTATAACAGTAGAAAACTTAACGCATAGTATTTCTACTTAGTCGCGGGCGATAAGTATTTTATAATAACAATAAAATATGAGCCCAGAAATTTTTGAACACTATAAACTCGGCATAAAAGAAATGGATGAATCCCATTGGGGTATCATCCATAATCTTAATACTGCCGAGGGCGTTGCAATCGACAGAGATCTCAGTTCTGCCCTAATAGGCAAAACAGTGGAGATACTGACCAAGGATTTGCAAGAAGAAGAACGGTTAATGACAGATGCGCATTACCCGTTTATGCTGATGCACAGTGCAGCACACAAAAAATTGGTGTCTGATTTGACAGATATACACAACCAGTCAATCACAGGATTTCGCTATATGTCGTTAAGATATACCCTCGGAATATGGGAAAGGTCCTTCCTGGACCACATAGACTTCTATGACATGCAATGGGTTGAGTTTTCCAAAAGACAGAAATAACAGTTGACTTTTAATTGTTCTTACTGTATAATAAGTTTGCAACAACTTTAAAGGTCACAAAATGAGTTCAGTAACACTAAGCCGCGGTCCAGATATTGACACTGACAAGTGCGTCAGCAACATCGGTTCCCGTTATGACATGGTCATTATTGCATCCGCAAGGGCACGTGAGATTCGAATCAAAAATCGAAATAGCAATCGTCGCGAGCATGTTCACTCTGAAGTGACAGCATTGCTTGAAATTCAAAATGGCGAGATTGGTCCAGACTACCTCCGTGACAAGATTGCTGAGCAAGCAAAGAAACAGCTTGCATCAGCAAAGTAAGTTTACCAAAATGATTGTACTTTAAATCTTTTTATTGTACAATAGATACTTAAGTTAGTTAAAAGAGTTTTAAAGGGATAGGTACAGCAACCCATACAATCACTATGGAATGCTAAAAGATAACCCAGTGCTTGCATTGGGCTCGATTAGATAGAGCGGTTTCGACAGTTCCTCTCGATAAAAGAAAAAAGTAGGCAACTATCCCGTTGTTTGCGTAGGATGAATTCAGCAACCATAAAACTATACTTAAAATTGCTTGAAGGACGATTTAGTTCAAGGTTGGGCGCACGCAAGTGGCTGCTTCGGTGGTATACCCCAATTTCCGTAGAGATAGTGTGCGTAGAACATGCAATAGTGCTCGTAGAATATGAGATAGTTTTCTAAGTTAGAATAATTTAGATAGACTGGTGAGACTTGAAGCGATATACTGCGGATGGGGCTAGTCGATAATCTCTTACTGTCTCGCTCATCCTGTTATATAGAGTGTTTAATTTAGTGGCGTGGTTGAAGGAAACCATAGATACGGTGCAGAAATACAAAGATTTGGTCCCTTGTTTAGCGACTTGTGGTGTGAGGACCAGACTGCGAAGGTATCGAGAGAAAGTGGAGTGGGCAATGTGGACGCATATCCCAACGCAGGTAACTGGTAGTGTGTTACAATCCGGAATCAAGCCCGGGGCACTAAATCAAATACTCTATAGTAATAGGTTATTAACAGCAATTTCAATATTTTAAAAGTAATCTGAAGGAAATCAAAAATGAACGCATTTGTAAAGGCAATCGCCAACCAAGAATCTCGCACATCCAATGGGATGAAGGCACGCAAGAGTTCGGCATCTGCCTGTGTTGATTTCTTCTATAATGTAGGAGCATCACGCGGGAAGAATATCGTGCCACAGTTTGTCTCTGCATTTGCGGAAGATAAGGATTTGGCTCTACGCATTGCTCTCTGGAGCAGGGATGCTCGTGGTGGTGCAGGTGAACGTCAAATCTTCCGTGACATCATGGCGTACCTGGAAGGCGCTGATACCGACGCAGCTAAGGCTCTGTTGGCTAAGATCCCTGAACTTGGACGTTGGGACGACTTGTTCGTATTCAAGACCAAGCCAATGAAGGATGCAGCATACAACATGCTGGGCGATGCACTTCGTGCAAAGAACGGTCTGGCTGCAAAGTGGACTCCTCGTAAGGGTGAAGTCGCACGTGAAATCCGTGAACACTTTGGTATGTCTCCAAAGTTCTACCGTAAGTCTCTGGTTACAATGACTAACGTCGTTGAAACCGCGATGTGCGCTAAGGACTGGGATAACATCAACTTCTCGCACGTTCCATCTGTAGCTTCGGCTCGTTACAAGAAGGCTTTCAGCCGTAACACAACCAAGTTCGCAGAATACGTTGCAGCATTGGTGAAGGGTGATCCAACTGTTAAGGTTAACGCCGCAGCAGTTTTCCCATACGACGTCTTGAAGGGGATTGGTACCTACGGTGCTTCCTACAACAAGACTGAAAAGGATCACATCATCGCGCAATGGAACGCATTGCCAAACTACGTAGGTGACGCAAGTATCCTGCCTCTAGTTGACGTATCTGGTTCTATGACCTGCGCAGCAGGTGGCAAGTCTGGTTCAGGTGTTACAACCTGCCTGGACGTTGCAGTTAGCCTTGGATTGTACTTGGCTGATAAGAACAAGGGTGCGTTCAAGGACACATTCTTAACCTTCTCTGGTTCGCCAGAACTGTTGACCCTAAAGGGCGACGTCATCCAAAAGATGGAACAAATGGTTAAGTCTAAGTGGGCAATGAACACTGACATCAACAAGGCATTTGCAAAGATCCTTGATGTTGCAGTTAAGGGTTCTGTCCCACAAGCTGATATGCCAGCAATGGTATTGATCTTGTCGGACATGCAATTCGACCGATGCGTAACGCACGACGACTCGGCCATGCAAATGATCGAACGTAAGTACGAAGCTGCTGGTTACACTATGCCTAGTGTAATTTTTTGGAATTTAAATTCTAGTGACAACACACCTGTTAAGGCAGACAAGTCTGGTGCAGCATTGGTTAGCGGCTTTAGCCCAGCTATTGTAGCAGCATTGCTAGGCGCAGATATGGATGAATTCACACCAGAAGGCATCATGAAGTCTGCTATTATGAAGCCACGTTACGATTACGCCTAAGGCGTAGGCGACGCAAAGGGCACTTAGGTGCCCTTTGCCACGACAAAATATTCATATTCTTTATCTGCGTATAAATACTTTAGCAGCAACATTGCCCTACTAGTACAATGGTAGTACATCGGTTTTGTAATCCGAGGACGGGAGTTCGATTCTCTCGTGGGGCACCAATCCTTAAACAAAATTAAACAAATATGCTCGACATAGTACTGGTTTCGGTTCCTTTCACGCAGCTGGAAAACCCCCCACTGGCACTTGCCGTTTTGAAAGGTGCCATTCAGGCTGAAGGGTTGACATGTAAGACTTTCGACGTCGGAATGGAATTGTATAAACATGTAGACAACAATCTAACAAAGTTTAACGATCTCCAGCATTACTTCTACGAAGAAGATCCAATTAGCGAAGATAATGCAAAAATAATATCAGACTTTCTCGACTTGTGGGCCCGGAACATAGTGGACATGAATCCACGATGGGTTGGCTTTAGTGTATTCTCGCTTTACTCTCATGTGGGCACTTACTTGTTGGCAGAGAGAATCAAAAAATTAAATCCAGAAATTAACATTGTAGTGGGCGGGAACGGTGCACCTATTCCTATTCTTGAATTAGCACAAAAGATGTTCAAAGTTACATCGGCTGAAAAGATGCTGAACTATGATATGTTTGTGAAGAAACGCAAAGTAGTTGACGTGGTTATTTCAGGGGACGGAGAAGAACCGTTAATTGAATTATTGAAGAACGGCTCAGTGGAATCTCAAAAGTTTTTCTATGCTGATTATAACAAACAAGAATTCCCATTCTCAAACTTCGATGACTTTCGCTTAGCCGATTATGCTACGTTTGGTTACGAAGGGACAGTGCAACTTCCTGTGTTTAGTAGCAAGGGTTGTGTTCGTAATTGCGACTACTGCGATGTAAACAAGGTACAAGGATTTAAATACAGGTTTAGAACAGGTGATAACATTGTTCGTGAAATAGTTTTCCTTGCTGAGAAGTATAACATACGACATTTCAATTTCCTTGACAGCTTGGCTAACGGTAGTGTTAAAAACCTCAAAGCGATGGCCGCTGCATTAGCAGAATATAATGATGCCAATCCTGACAAAAAGATTCGCTGGTCAGCATCTGGATGGATTAGTAGGCCAGCTGGGCAAATGAAGCCTGAATTGTATGAATTACTAGGACGTTCCGGACTTAGTAGTGTGTCCATTGGTGTCGAAACAGGCAGTAATGAAGTCTTACTTGCAATGAATAAGAAAACAGTAGTTGAAGGATTGTATTGGGATGCCGAACACTTCGAGAAGAATGGAATTAAATTCATTCCTTTAATGATTGTGGGTCATTGGGCAGAGAAATGGGATAACTTCATCGAGACATGTGTGCTTGCGTTCAACTTAATGAAGTATGCTCGTATAGGTGTACTCAACGCCATTAATCCCGGGCGAACATTCGAAATAGGCGAAGGTACTCCTGCGTGGGATGACCGCGAAGGCAAGTCAGAGCTCATTAAGAAAGAAAAGTCAATTTGGTGGACGCCCAAGAATCCATCACTAACATATAAAGAAAGATATATTAGATGGGCAATCTTTCATAGACTTTGCCACGAGTATAAACTTCCTATTATGTCTGAAGGTTACACTAAGTCTCTTTCCCTTAGTGTGCCAGCTAAGGCAGCAGAAGCAGAAGAATGGCACGATGAGATATTTGCCAAGTATGGATATAACAAAGACATTGTCAACGTATCAGAGTATTACTATGAACACTGGGACGAGTTCCTTGGGTTAGTAATGGAAAAAGTAGGAGCAGCTTCTAAACCAATTAATGTTGAGTTAGCAGTGAATGTAAGTCACAGCAAAGGTGATCTCCCTGGTTTGCGTATAACATATAATGACGACATTATATACAACACGACCTTAGAAGAAGGCACTCACACCATTAGTTTGCCTGATTTGATACAGGCGGACACGAATAAGTTAACGGTATCATTCTTTAATAAAGATGTCAATGATACAATTATTGACGAGCACGGTAACATTATTAAAGACAAATATATTATCATTAACAAATTCGTAGTTGATGAAATAGATTTAATCGACGATCCTGCGTACTATTATGGTGTACTGACCTACTTAGAAAAGGGAGAGTCAGTGCAACCTAAGGCTGGATTCTGGTTCAATGATGCCACTGTGATCGTGGACTTTACGAATCCGTTCATAAGTGATTACAATAAAAAGTCCAACAGGTTCACTAAATTTGATGTGAACACTATTAAATTGGTTAGCCCTATTGTTGAGTTTTCTGAGAGTGCCACGCCCGCAGAATACAGAAACAGAGTGTATGATAGTGTACAAGTGTTGCCGTACTAATTATCGTCAAAATACCTTACATCGTAGTTAAACTACAATTGTACAGCATAAATACATGATAGAAAAGGAATTTTATTATGACAATGACCATACAATCAGTGGCCGCTTACGCAGAAGATGTTGACAACGTCGACGCTAGACATGAACGGAATATAAAATTAGAAGAAATGTTGGCTGCGGGAAAAACAGATTCGATGCATTTCAATGAAATTGCCCCTAATACATGGCAAAAGTTATGGATTAACGAAGAAGCAGCAGCAGAATTTCAGGCTGTCGCCGTTGCAATTATGACTAAATATGGTGTTCCTCTACCTATTTCTTATGAAGTATCTGCATATCATGCAGTAGCTTCAGTGATCGAAGCACCTCCTGTTACCGTAGTTTAACCAAAACTATTGCGTGGGAAAGCAATCTAAGCTATAATACATATACAGAGCGCGGGCCGGACGGTAAGGCAGCGGATTGCTAATCCGTAGACCGTATTACTACGGTCATAGGGTTCGACTCCCTAGCGCTCTGCCAACAACTTTCAACAACCTTTATAGGAAAATATGGCAACAGAAAACATTCCCCGTAAGCCTCGCATTACCGGCAAGGCATTTCGTCTAAGCAAGACCGCAAAACGTGCTCTTGCTTTGCGTCCCTTCCGTGATGCAGAGCATCGTGCACACTACCGTCGTTGCATGATCGAAGCGCAAGTGGCTGCAAGCGTAGTGGTCAAGCGTGAGAAGAAAGAATTTGGCGCGGCTGTGGCGCAGCCGGAATAAATACATATGCTCGGGGTTTGTTTATCCCCAGGAGTACACGGCTATCGAATGGGGTTAAATTCTCAGGAGACGAGGGAGCCTAACATAAACTAAATGCGGGAATAGCTCAGTTGGTAGAGCGCAACCTTGCCAAGGTTGAGGTCGAGAGTTCGAGCCTCTTTTCCCGCTCCAGGTTAACAACATCCTACGTTCAAGGCGCGAGCTACGTAGGATTTTTCACGACTGCTCTTCGTCCAATGGATAGGATACAGTGTTCCGAACGCTGTGATAGTGGTTCGATTCCACTAGGGCGGACCATCAAATAGTTTGACGACAAAATCAGTAAATAGTATACTACAGTTAATATCTGGCGTTCGTATAATGGATAGTACAAACGTTTGGCATAAATAAAGTATGCGCCCGTAACTCAATGGATCAGAGTACTCGGCTTCTACCCGAATAGTTGGGGGTTCGAATCCCTCCGGGCGCACCAATTTATTTTATCTTTATGAAAATTACTAAATGCAGTAAATGTCACTACGACATTAAAACGCAAGGTTATGCTAATCATATTAGATCATGTACTGGCCAAGGGCCGAAGCCAAAATTTGTAAAATTAGATACGTGCCCGTACTGCGCTCTTCAATTAAATATTTTTGCAAAAGCAAATAGAGCAAATCATGTTAGGTGGTGCTTGGAAAATCCTAAGCGAGAATTGTATGTCGAGGCAAGTAATGCATCGCAAATGCAAACTAAAAACTCGAGGGAAAAATCTGCCGCAGGAATTAAACAAGCCTGGGCTGATGGAAAATATGAGCACGTCGATCATTCTCAATTTGGCGGGTGGAAACACTCGGATGAAACCATAGCTATATTACGGAAAAAAGCGTTAGCCTCTACACATAGGCGATTGGTTAGGTCAATTCGCAGTTACACTAAGTTAGATGGATCAATAGTTAAATTGGATTCGTCCTGGAAAGAAGCTTTAGCAAAAAGATTAGATGAAATCAAAATCAATTGGACCAGACCACCAGCAATTAAATGGATTGACGATGTAGGAGTAAGCCATAATTATTTCCCAGATTTTTATTTGATAGATTATGATTTATACTTAGATCCGAAGAATCCATATGCCATCAAGGCACAGCAAGCGAAGCTTGAGTGCTTGACAAAACAGATAAAAAACCTTATAATAATAAAGACATTGGCCGAATGTAAAAATTATAACCCTTTATAGTACAATGGACAGTACGACTCACTCCTAACGAGTAAATAGAAGTTCGATTCTTCTTGAGGGGACCAAATTCAAATATGAATCCAAAACTCAATAAAACATACATGGACGTTGCAAAACGTTTCGCTGAAAACTCCTATGCCAAACGACTCAAGGTTGGCTGCGTCATTGTAACGCACAACATTATGGTGCCTGGCTACAATGGAACTCCCGAAGGATGGGACAACAACTGCGAGGACAAAGTTTGGATGGACCGTGGTGCAGGTGCCTGGCTTGACCCAGACGAGATCACAGAACGCTGGCCCTTTGAGGGCGAGCAACTTGATGCAGACGGCGTAATGGTACACGGTCACTATGCACTCAAGACAAAGCCAGAAGTTCTCCACGCCGAAATGAATTCCATTTCGAAAATGCTCAAGGCTGGGGTATCAGCAGCTGGCGCGACTGTATTTGTCACTCACGCACCTTGTATAGATTGCGCCAAAGCACTGCATGGCGCAGGCATTTCTCGCCTAGTCTATGGGCAACAGTACAGAGATGACAGTGGCGTTAAATTCCTGAAGAATTCAGGGGTAAATGTTACGCAAATGGACGAATAGGCGTTGATTTAGATCCTATATCGTGCTATAATTGCACAAGCATTCAACTAAGGATATAATATGTTAGAAAACATCGAGATTCGCAAAGTAGCAAACGGTTTCATTCTGGTCGTGACAACTGAAGATGACACCAAAGAGTTTGTATTCGACACACAACGCAAGCTACTTGCCAAGGTAAAATCTTTATTGGGTGATAAGTCGGAAGCTTAAATACAAGCATGAAACATTGCTTTATTATTACTTCCGCGATTAACACTCGCTTTGGAGTTTACACTCCAGACCAACGACTACTGCAAACTGTAGTCACTATCCGGTCAATCAAACAGAAAATCCCCACAGCTAAAATAGTGCTTGTCGAAATGGCAGGCGAACCATTGTCCGAGCAACAAACAAAAACACTAACAAGTGAAACTGATTTGTTGCTTGACTTCACGGACGAAGAATCAGTCAAGTCCATGTATAGCAGCACAGACAACTGGGATGTCGTTAAAAACGGAACAGAGATAATGATCTTTGGATCTGCACTTAAGATGCTCAAGGAAGATAACGAGTTTGACGGTATTGACCGTATACACAAAATCTCGGGACGCTATGTCATCAATGACATGTTCGATCCGACGACTTACGATCAAACTACACTGGAAGATAAGATCATAATTTCAGCAAAGCGTCCGTCACAATTCCCACGCCATATTACAGAGCAACGGGCACAATACATGTCACGCTTGTGGTCGTGGCCCGCTGCAATGATCGACGACATTATCAAGTTCTACGACGATGCATTAGCAGACTTTACAGTGGCAATAGGATCTAATCAATACATAGACATTGAACATCTGCTATGCAAACTATTGCCAGCAAAACACATACACGAATTACAAAACATTGGAATAGAAGGAATGATTGGCCCGAATGGACAGTCAGTAAAAGATTAATGAATATAAGTGTTGGTCCTGGTACCTATGGGGCAGAAGGAATTTCCCTATATGATTGGCAACAAGGTGCAGCATTAACAATAGGTAGCTATTGCTCAATTGCACCTGGGGTAACAGTATTGCTCGGTGGAAATCATAGATATAATCGAGTAACTACTTACCCATTTAATATAAAGAATGGATTTGGTCACAATACTGAGCCTGATGGATATTCCAATGGCAATGTAGTAATACAAAATGATGTATGGATAGGTTATGGGGTGACAATTATGTCAGGGGTTACCATTGGTAACGGTGCAATCGTAGCAGCCAAATCACACATAATTAAAGACGTTGCTCCTTATACGATAGTTGGCGGAAACCCTGCTAAACTTATCAGAAACAGATTCACACCTGATCAAATTAATGCATTGCTGGCGCTTGCATGGTGGAACTGGCCATTACATAAAATCGAACAATTTGCTGATTTACTTCTACGGTCTGACATAGATGCATTCATCAAATCGGCTTCTCAAAATTAAACAAGGAATATCATGCACTCAACAGCCATGTCAAATGGAAAATACTTTTTCGACACATATTGCGCCCACTTGCCCGCAGGTAAAATTTTAGACATCGGGGCACAAGATGTAAATGGGTCGCTAAAAACTGTCGCCCCGCAACACCACGAATACGTCGGTGTTGATTTCGTCGCAGGTAAAGGTGTAGACGTTATTTTAACTGATCCGTACCATCTACCATTTGACGACAACAGCGCAGACATCATTGTTAGTTCATCGTGCTTTGAACACTCTGAATTCTTTTGGATGTCTTTCCTAGACATCATGCGAGTACTAAAACCCACTGGTGTGTTTTACTTAAGCGCACCGTCTAATGGACCGTTTCATCGTTATCCAGTAGATTGTTGGCGCTTTTACCCCGACTCTGGTAATGCATTGTCAAAATGGGGGCAAGCAAACGGTTACGAAAGAAACGTACTATTAGAATCGTATGTGTCGCACCAAGATCCTAACCCAATTGATCAGTTCAGCAGATGGAATGATTTTACCGCAGTGTTTGTAAAAGATATTGATAATTACAATATGTATCCCAATCGTATTACATCGCAACGTACTGATGTAGAAAATGTTATTTGTTTTGGTAACACCTCCTTCATTAACCCGCAAATGCTGCCTGAA